CGCCGCTGCCAGGGCCGCCGCCTACACCGTGGATGCCGACTACGCTGCCTACGCCGCCGTCGCCGTCGCCGCTTCCGCTGCCGCCGCTGCCAGGGAAGCGCAAGCGGAGGAGCTACGGAGCCGCATTCCGTGGCTGGTGGTCGAGGCACTATTCGCGGCCGCCGCTCGCCGAGCCCGCCGCCCGACCCACTCAAACTGGGTTCCTACCGAAGAGGGATAATCCTCGCCGCGGTGAGAAGAAATGGCATTTGACAATCGCTGCTGCTATCACCATAATGATAAATAGCAGCTATCAAGAAGAGGTGAGACAGTATGGTTTACGGTAATTCCGTTGAAAGGCTGCACGAACTCATTGATGTGGAGGACCCACCGAAACAAGAGCAGCGAGTTTTGCTGCAGGCGTGGGTTAGCCCGGTCGTGGCGGAGGCGGTGAGGCAGGCCGTCTTCGGACTGAAGATAGACAAGCGCGTTTTCGTCGAGAGCGTTCTCGCGAAGGCTTGCGTGGACTATTTCGACCGGCCGAATGAGGAGGTATCACGGGAGGAAGGTCCGTAAGTCGAAGAGCAAAAAAAAGCCCCGGTGACTGGCCGGGGCATGACGAGAGAGAGACCAAAAAGGAGACTACCACATCATGGCTCATACGTCAATCTTCCTTCCTATCGGAAGTCTGAACGCAGTAAGCAATGCGCTCTATTCAGTGTTCAGCGCCGGTCTCACGATGTATCTGGAAACGAGCCCGGACTTCTGGACGCATCTAAGCCTCCAGATTGAGCCCGAGAACCGCACCGTCCAGACCTATCAGGAGGCCAGCGCTTATTTTCATGCGATAGCACAGGAATTCTCCGACAAGGCGGAGGCTATGGCTGAAGAGGGAATTGACCGGCGTGAGGAGGCGGGGAAGCCTGATGCCGAATAATCCGTGGGGGATAGACCCGGAGGAGTTCGCTGACTATTGCGGGGAGATCGAAGATTTTATCTTAGAAAATATTCCCCGACTGGACGAGCAATTCATCAATGGCCTAGCGGCTGCTGACGATTTCCCCTTGGCGCGGAGGCGTTATCATGGTCACAAACACCGCGTCCCCTTTACTCTCGCGCTCTCCGTCACAGCGCGCCCGATAGTAGATATTGGATGGTTTTCCTTTGAAATCAGAACCCATGCCGCGCAGGCGGTCTGGGCGGTGCAGGCGGATGATTATACCTCGATGTTCACCTACTGGGAATACGAGGATTACTATCTCGAGCACAAGGAGGTGGACGTTGTTCTGAGCACTGGTATTAATGCGCAGAGAATAATGGCTCCGGGCTTTCTGGACTGGTTGATGGACGGATGGAGCTTAGCGCGGGCAGACAATTTCCGGCTGGAGGTGCGGGGCTTTGAACTCTATTAGAGAGACGGCGCTGGATCGCATCATGCAAATTGTCTCCGAGCAGGAGGCCGAGGCCCTCGGCACCGGCGAGGAAGCCTATAGCGTCGAGCGCGGTAAGCCGGACAAACCCGACGACTCACTGGAGGCACAAGCCCATCGGGCCACGCACCACCTGCAGCGCATCGCACAGGCCGACAATCTGCGCACGCTGCGCGATAAGGGCTTGCGGGAGACTATCGCCTACGCGCAGGGCATGATTGCGCAGGCAGAGCGAGAACTGCAGGATAGCGAGTACCAATTCCTGCAGGATACGCGCCCGGACCGATATCTGCTGGCGGACTGGTATTCCTCCGCCCGGCAGTTCAACGAGCCCGGCAGGCCCCGCGCTAAGACTCTTAACCTGGGCGCAGGCCAACTCCGCGAGCACCGCAAAACCACCCCGGCCCGCGTAGTGCTGGTTAACGAGCAGGCGGCAGCAGAGGCCTTCCCCGGCTTCGTGGAGCATCGACCAAAGTTGCGCTGGGGCGACCTGCGGAAAACGCTGCAGATTGCACCCGACGGCAGCATCATCGCGCCCACGGGCGAGGTGCTCCCCCGATCGATGGTCTCCTCGCTCCCGCGCCATAGCGAGGACCTGTTGGAGGTAGCCGTCAACGGCCACAACTACGATCTCAAGGGAGGCGTTGACAGTGGCAGCGGAACAGACGACGGCCCTGGCGGTGAGCCCGAGCCCGAGCCCGGCGAGGATGCCGAGGATGATGTCTTCGGCGATCTCTGATACGGAATTCAATACGTTGGAGTTGCAAGCCTTGGCCATCGCAGAGTCTGAACTCATGGCAAGCCGTGGTGTGCCCGTGGAGGTTGCCCGCGCGAATGCCGTCGCGAAGGTACTGGCGGCACGCGAACTCGGGCTGCCCCCGGTGGCAACTGCCCTCACCGGCCTATACATCATCGAGGGCAGGCTCACCCTCGCCTCGAAGGTGATGCACGCCCTATTAATGCGCTCCGGGTTGGTGGGTATGGAGGTGCTGGAGGCGAGTGCCGAGCGGTGCGCGGTGCGAATGTGGCGTACCGACTGCACCCTGGAGATCACAGAGGAACTCACGATCCAACAGGCCGAGGTGCAGGGGCTCACGCGGACCCGCAACGGCCCGCGCGACAATTGGAAGAATCACCCCGGCGACATGCTCTGGGCAAGGGTATTGTCGAGGCTGGCGCGTCGCGTCGCCCCGGACGTCACCGGCGGGCTCTACGCCCCCGAGGAGTTCGGCGAGACCCCGGAGACCGCCCGGTTTGCCGAGGTACGCGAGGCCGCGCAGGAGCCCGTATCGCCGCGCCTGGGCCACCAGCGTGCCGAGGACTTCCGACAGGGCTTCCTCAAGGGCGTGCTGGTGAGAAAACTCGGCATCGATGTTAATGCGGCAGGGGCCGAGTACAAGCGTATCCGCGATACCCGGTTCGGCGGGCGCACTCTCGCGGACCTGACCGTGGCCGAGGCCGAGGCTCTGCGCGAGGACCTGTCCAAGTGGGCGCTGGGGCAGAAGGGCGAGCCGGTGCCGACAGAGGAGCCGGAGGAGGCCCTGGAAGGCGACTTCGGATCAGAGCCCGCACAAGTTCAGGAGCCCGGTGAGAACCAGTTCCCGCAGGGCGCGATGACGCCGTTTGGGACCTGGCGGACCGTAGTGACGGCGCAGAACATCGACGCCGATGTGCAGGTACGCCTGCTGGCTGCTGCACGAGGCCACCGGCACCCCGAGGAAGTCAGTGCGCACGAGGCGGCACCTCCGAACGATCCAGACGAGATGGATGCGCTGATCAATGTGACGGTGGCGCTGCTGGCGGGCGAGATGCCGGTGATGGACCTGCCGCTGGTGCGTGAGGAAGGCACGGCGCAACGCCTGGATATCGGAGGTGATGCCTGAGCGGCAACCGGGCCGGGCAACTGAGGGTTGGGGAGGGACATTGAGGCGACACTGCCGAGGTGGATGCGGGGGCTACTGAACTGGGCGCGGACGGGACGCTGGTCGCCGCCGTAGTAGAGATGTGAGACGGCTGGGCAAACATGAGACAGGGGGCATGGGTGATGACTGATGTAGATGGCCGGGAGACGAACGACGAGTTACGGCGGTGGCTTAGGCAGAAAGACGCTTGCGATGAGGGAGTGGGCTGGGCGGCGGGTCTCACGCCCGAGCAGGCGTGGGCGACCTGCCCCAGAAGCGACTGGATGCTGTGGCTATTGGATGTGCTTTGGTACGCCGACGACCGGACGCTGCGCCTGTTCGCCTGCTGGTGCGTCCGGCAGGTCTGGGACAGGCTGACGGACCCCCGGAGCCGGGCCGCCGTGGAGACCGCCGAGCGGTATGCGCGGGGAGAGGCGACGAAACAGGAGCTCGAAGATGCTTGCAGTGATGCCTGCGCCGCTGCGGCTGCGACCGACTGCGAGGACCATGCCAACTATGCGGCTTTGGACACGACCGATCCGGATGCCTGGTGTGCCGCCGATATAGCCGCCACCTGCATCGCTAAGGCGGCCCGCACGGTTTCGCCCTCTGGGTATATTGAAGCCCGCGCCGCCCAGGCCGAGGAACTCCGCCGCCGCATTCCGTGGCCGGTGGTCGAGCCGCTATTCGAGGCGGCGCTCGCAGTAGTCGCCGCCTGACCCCATCCACCACCGTTGACAATCGCCGCTACCGGCGGCAGGTGAGCGGCCAGACACCACGGGGCCCGAAGGCCCCACGGAGGGGAATATGATGACTACCGAATTCCAGCAGTGGCTTAGGCAGAAAGACGCTTGCGATGAGGGAGTGGGCTGGGCGGCGGGTCTCACGCCCGAGCAGGCGTGGGCGACCTGCCAGAAGTCCGACTGGATGCTATGGGGGTTGAAGCGGATCGGCTACGCCGACGACCGGACGCTGCGCCTGTTCGCCTGCTGGTGCGTCCGGCAGGTCTGGGACAGGCTGACGGACCCCCGGAGCCGGGCCGCCGTGGAGACCGCCGAGCGGTACGCGCGAGGAGATGCGACGGAGGAAGAATTGGCAGCGGCCTGCAGATCCGCCTCCTCCGCCGCCTCCTACGCCTACGCCTACGCCTCCGCCGCCGCCGCCTACGCCTACGCCTCCGCCGTCGCCTCCGCCGCTACCGCCGCCGCCTCCGCCGCCGCCTCCGACGCCGCCGCCTACGCCTCCGCCGACGCCTCCGCCGACGCCTACACCTACACCTACGCTGCCTCCTACACCGCTGCCGCCGCCGCCGACAACGCCGATGCCTACGCTGCCAGGGCCGCCGCCAGGGCTGCGCAGGCCGACAAACTCCGCGAGCTAATCCCCTGGGAGGCCGTCGCGGCACTGATGGCTAAGCAGAAGACCGGGGGTAAGGGCCAGTGACACTCTCTAACATCATCTTCGCGGCACTGCTCAGCACCACGCCCGCGACTGCGCCAGACCTCCCCGCAGACCCCTTCCAATACACCGCCGTCAGGGCCTTGCGCGGGGACTATGGCAAGCTGCAGCCCTGGCAACGCGCAGGCTATCAGCGCGGTCTCCAACAGGGCGTGACGACGCGACACCTGGTGTTCCTGACCGCCTACTATGCCACGGAGGTCGGCGGGAAGTATGACCGGCGCGGGGAGCCATGTACTATGCGGCACGCCGCCGCGAACCGTGTTCCGCAAGGCTGCTGCGTCTGGACGAAATTCGGTCTTCGGAAAGTTCTTGATAGCGGGGCCCAGAGCAACGATGCCTATGCACGCGACCACCGAGCCGCCTTCTGGGTGGATTATTGGTACCCGCACCGGGCACATTGTCCATTCGGCGGCAGTACCTATACCCACGTGGCGGTAATCCACTAACTAAAAGGAAGGACTGTAATGTTCGAACGCGTGGGGTCCTCCAGCATTGAGCAGTTACAGCATAGCCTCGAGGGGTTGTCTTACGAGATCGTGCGGCCCGAGTTCAGGCTCGAGATCGCTCCGCCCGAAGTCGGACAACCAGGGGTGGCGATTGTCCTTTGCCGCCCGAATGATGATACTGACCCGGCCCACTGGACCGCCTTCCTCTGGGATTATATGGAAGCCTGGGAGGGGGTGGAATTCGACAAGCCCGAGGATGCGGAGAATGCAGCGCGGAAAGCGGTGCTGCTTTTTTTGGATAGCATTGGACACTGCTCAGAATTCACACCAACTGGCAATGTCTTTATTCATGCCGCGCGCGAGGAAGCATTCATGTTAACGCAGGAGGCCCCGCCGACTTAAGCCCTTGCCAGAGAAGATCAGCCAACGCGAGCGAGCCTTGACATCCGAGGACCATGACGCGCGAGTGAACCATAGCGGAAGAAAACTACCATCGGCGAGTAAGCCACGTTTGGGGAAGACCACAATATGTGAGCGAGCCATCGTAAGCGAAGACCCAGAAAGCGAGAGTGAGCCGAAGGCCACGAGCACCGACACCGTTGAGTGAGCCAGGTGACTGGACGGCCAAGTACACAGAGTGAGCCACTGAAAGCGAAACTGTTGGACGGCGAGTGAACCAGATCACGAAGAAGACCCAGGTTGAGCGAGTGAGCCGGAAACCTCGAAGACCATTTTCGCGGAGCGAGCCAACACACTTGAAGACCAGGGGAAATGAGTGAGCCATACTAAACGAAGACCATCGGCAGAGAGTGAGCCATCCGCACTGAAGACCAAGCGGAGCGAACGAGCCATCCGGAAGGAATATCTCGGATTGCGAGCGAGCCAGTTCAGGAGAAGACGACCGCGTTGGAGTGAACCATGCCCTCCGAAACACAGAGTACAGGTAGTGAGCCAAGCGGACTGAAGCACACGTGAGGAAAGCGCCCCACCACACAGAAAGGACGACCCCTAATGACCGAGAGAGCCGACGACTTCGCCGAAGAGGACCTCGCCGTAAAGCCACTGAAAGTCAGCCGCCTCAATGCCGAACTCCGCCAGCAGGCCCGCGAGATGGGTATGCAGCAGGCACGGTATCTGGTGGACGCATACTACTCCATGCAGGAGTATCGCAAAAGCGGAGCGAACAAGATGCGCGCAGGGGATAACGGGGACACGCCAGCCATGCCGCTTCTGGACTGGCTGACCGCGCAATTCGCAACGCTCGAGGTTCGGCTGCGCGACCTACTCGGCAACTTCGCGCAGGCCAGTCCTATCGGCGAGTGGTCCCTAAACCAGGTGGGGATCGGCCCTATCATCGCTGCCGGGCTCCTGGCGCACATTGATATGCAGATTGCGAAGACGCCTGGGCACATCTACCGCTTCGCCGGGCTTGACCCGAGTCAGGAGTGGCTGGGCAGGGAGAAGGCGACGGCTCGACTGACGGATGTTGCGGTCGACGACGCCGGGGTCCTGCTCGAGGCAGACTTCGCCCGCGTCGCGGCCAGCGTCGGTCTGCGTGTAGACAAGTTGGTAAAGCGGCTCGTGGACCGCGATGGCAATCCGGTTCCGGCGACGAAGGCGAACGTGATTAAGGCGCTGTCGCTGCGCCCGTGGAATGCGCGAATGAAGGTTCTCTGCTGGAAGATCGGGCAGTCCTTCGTCAAAGTGTCGGGCAGGGACGACGCCTTTTACGGGCGGTTGTGGGCCGAACGGAAGGCCCTCGAGGTGCAGAACAACGAAGCCGGGCTTTACGCCGAGCAGGCGGCATTGGCGCTGACGAAGGCAAAGTACGGAAAGGATACGGACGCCTACAAGTGCTACATTCAAGGCAAGTTGCCCCCGGCGCACGTGCAGGCACGGTCGGAACGCTGGGCCGTCAAGTTGTTCCTCTCGCACTGGTGGGAAGTCGCCTACGAAGTGACCTACGGCGAGAAAGCCCCGGAGCCCTATCCGATTGCAATTCTCGGGCACGCGGATCGTATTCCCGTACCCGGTTGGCCGATGGACTAGGGCGGGGTAGCCCCGCCCACTAATCGACGGAAAGGATGAGTTGAATGGCTGAGGAAGTTCAGAAGGACGTAACAGTCCAGTTGGACGCAGACCTGCGCGAGCGGCGGGACGCAATTGCCGCCACCATTGCCGAACTCGAGCAGGAGAACGCGGCGCTGAAGGAGACCGTGGCACGGAACCGCAGCACCATTAATGATCTGCAGGAGAAGGTTGCCCGGTACAACATGGCCCTGGGGCTGAAGCGCGATGGCGAACCGCGTAAGCCACGCAACGGGCCGCCGCCCGAGGCACCGGAACCGGCCACAAACCCCTTGCCTCCATCCGCGTAAAGTAGTATACTAAGGTCACCGCCAAGAAGCATAGGACATCGTTATGCAAAGCAATCCAACAAACAATCAGACGGCAACACGCGGCCCCCATTGCATAAGGTGCTCCTGCTTCTTGGCGGAAACAGGAACCCCGGATTGTGGGGGCCGCTCTTTTTGTGCCTGGATGGTGGTGGACCTTGGATAGAGAGATTGGCTACACGATGGTCCCGAGTCGGGTATGGGATGCACTTACTTGTGCGCCCTTGACGGGGATGCAGATGCGGATTGCAGTGCTGGCATTGTATAGGGCGTACTATGACCACGAGTCGAGTCCGCAGGAACTGACGCGCATAGCTATGATCACCGTGGATGATGCCACTAAGTCGACCGGGCTCCCGAGGCGGAATGTCCGCGAGTCGCTGGCTGCCCTTCACCGTGCAGGAATGCTTATCAGGGCCCCGGATGGCAACGGCAGTAGTGTATATGGCTTCAACTCGGACATCAGCCGATGGATATTCTTCGGTCGGCATTCTCCAACTATGACCGCTGCCGAGAGCGGCAATACGTTCTCTGCGAAGGTATTGCGGCGCGATGGGCAGTGCCTGCGCTGCGGAAGCACGGAGGAACTACACGCGCACCACATCCTGCCTAAGTCCCAATACCCGGAGTTAAAACGCAACCCATCTAATGGTATCACACTTTGTGCCAACTGCCACCGCAAACTCAAATGTCGTGAGTTAGAGCACGTAGAAGAACTCCGCTCATTGCTTGGAATCGTTACTGCTGATAGCTGAAGGTGCCTGCATGAACCAGTGGGCCAAGTTGCACGGAAAACTCTCTGAGTCGGAAGACTTCATGGCCCTGCACGCCGCTGATCCGAATGCGGCACTACTGTTTCTAATGGCCTTGCCACAGGCGGCCCCCTGGGGCGTCCTCCCAGCCAACCCCGTGTTATTCCGCGCCCGTGTCTGCCCGATGTTGGACCTCAGTCTAGAGCAAGTCCAGACTTGTCTTAGACTCATCATAGACCAGGGCATGATGACCGCCTATGACGACCGCCAAGGAAAGCCTCTGGTCTACATTACCCATTGGAATGAGAACCAGTCGCGCCAATGGAGTCGGGTAGCTGCGCCGCAGTACGACCTTCCCCCTGATTGGACCCCACCTGCCGGTCTTGCTAAGGGGCTTGCGGACGCCGCCAAGGGCCGTCGCAGCCTGAATTTCAGTGCGATTGCGGAACGCGTTCAGAGCGCAGAAGCGCGCAAGAGTCTAAGCCAAGTCTTAGACCAACCCGGAGTTTTAGAAGCCGAGTCTAAGCCGAGTCTAAGCCGAGTCTTAGACCAGTCTAAGACAAGTCTTACTAGAGAGAGAGATAGAGATAGAGATAGAGAGGAGAGAAAAAACAACGCGCGCGCGCGCGAGGGCGCTTGCGCGGTTTCTGAACCCATCCTCGAACTATCCTCGGAAGAACCGCCTACGTTGCCGGAAACTACGGAACCGGAACCAGAGCCGGAAATAAAAGCTTCTCCGGTCCGAACCTCGAAGATGCGCAAACTCACACCGAAGCAGGAAGCCGTGCAGGCGATATGGACGGCCACGGGCCTGCCCGGTAAACCCTCACCGCCGCCTGGGGCGAAGCCGGGCTATTCGGTGGTTGCGCAGACGGTGCAATCCGCCACGATCCAGAAGCTCGCAGCCTTCGCGGAATACTGCGAGAACTGCGGCGTCGACCCGCCGGAACAGGATCAGTGGGCGTGGTTCGTTTCCTTCCTCCGCGCCGGGATGACTGCGCCGTGGAAGTGGGGCTGGAATGAGTTGACGGGAGCCTTGGACGCGCGGGCCAGTCCAAACGGCAATGGGCGGATGCGGACGGCACCGGAGCCGATGGAAGCCTTTGAGACGGGAGTCGTGAAGCTATGATGGACGAAGCCCCTGAGCCGGGACTCTGCTACACGATTGAGCAGGGCTACACGACCTGCGACGGATTTCCCTATGATCCCAAGCGCGGCGGGTATACTTGCCGCTTCCATCGGTCGCCGCGCTGCCCTCTGCCGTATACCGAGGAGCAGCGGCGCGAGCACCGCGAGCAGTACTTGTATCGGGTCGGCTTCGCTCCCCACTACCGCAACCCGGATAGCGCCCGCCTCTTCAATAACCAGCCGGAAGCGCAGCTGGCTATCACGCGACTGCAAGCGTATCACGAGCACGCAACGGAGAATATCGCGAAGGGCCACGGCTATTTACTCTCCGGCAGTGTGGGGACCGGCAAGACCTTTGCCTTAGCACTAACGGCCCTGGCGGCGCACGGTACCGGCTTTGACGTGCGTTATATCCGCACATCTACTCTCTTCACCTTGCTGCATAATGCAAGCGAGGAGGTCCGCCTTTACGAACGCTGCCACCTACTCCTCCTGGATGAATTCGGGGCGCAGCATTCGACTGAGTGGACGGTGGCGCAGTTCAACGATTTCGTAGAGACGCGGCACGGGGCAGAGTTGGCAACCTGCATAGCGACGAATCTCAGCATCCGGGCCTTGACCGCCGCCGATATGGCCGATTACGCGCGTTGTGTGGACAGGTGGCGCGAGTCTTGCCTAGGGGACGTGCTCAGCCTCGGATTCGCTAGTCTGCGGGCTTAGAAGCCGTTTGGAGGCCGTCGATGATAGTACTCGGTATCGACCCGTCCCTCACTGCCACCGGAATTGCCGTGCTCGAGACAAACGACGTCCCCGGTAAGGAAAAATTGATCGCGTGGAACGTGATTCGCACAACCCACGAGGACGGGGATGATGTGCGTTGCCGCCGGGTCGCACTAGTGGTCTACGACTACGCAGTGCAGTTGCAGGTGGAAGCCGTGGGGATTGAGACGCAGTTTTCCTCCGGGAAGAACCGGCAGGTGGGCATTCGCCTCGGCCGTTTGCGCGGGGCCGTGCAGCAGCAGTTAGCGCAGCGGTTTCCGCCCAGCCAGATCATCGAAGTCAACCCTTCGCAGCGTTTGACCGCCCTGGGCATTCGGCAGAAGTACGAGACACGGGAGTTAAAACGGTTGGCCGTGGAAGCCGTCCAGCGGCGCTATGGACTATCCATAAATCACAACGCGGCGGATGCGGTAGGGATAGCATTGGTAGCTGACCGGATTTACCGGCGCGGACCTTTGCCGTTACAAAGCAAAATGAGACTGAGAAAGTGAGGGACTGAGTGCGAGTTTACAGCAAACGGACATATAGCCTATCGTGCAACTCCGATTACTGGAAGGCGGCAATCAGTAGAGTTGCCTCTTCGCGCGGCTACAAAGAGGATGGGTTCGGCGGTTACGTTCTGTTAGACCGGGGCATCAAGCGGCGCAGGGAGGAAAGACTATACTTCCGACAGATTGGCGGGTTCGGCATAGTCATCGAAGTCGAGGATGAGCAATTCGTTGCAGAGGCTTCCGCTATTGCCGAGGAACTCGAGGCAGTCGGGTACTACGTCGAACTGGTTAAGCCGGACCCGCCGGATGCGGACGATACACACAACGTGAAATCGCCGCCGACGGTGGACGACGTTGACCGCGAAGACGTCGTAGAATACCTGACGCAGCACGGATGGGAATTGGCGGTGCAAAGTCTGGATTACTTGTCGTTCGACAAAACGGATGAGGTTGGTCGCTATCGCCTTACCTTGCCGCCCGTCGTCGTTCCTAGAGCGAAGTGGCCCGAGAGACGCGAACAACTGATTGAGCAACTGGCGATCATTGAAGGCTTTCCCCGTGCAGAGGTCGAGCGCGGTCTCATTGCCGTGGCATCCGCGCGAATAGCGGAGGAGAAGGACCGGGAGGAAGTGTCAAAGGACCGCGCAACGGAAGCGATGTGGGGGTACGAACATAGAGAAGGGCGCGAGCCCGGAAAGGACTGACGGGATGGCACTATACAACGAGAAGACGCGGCAGGCGGCGATCAGGCGGGCGATGGAAGCGGTCGAGGCCCGGAGGGCAGGGAGAGCCACCTACAAGTTCGGCGGACAGACCTTCTACCTCAACATGGGCGGGTACTGCAACAGGTTCATTCGGCAATGCTTCGAGACGGTACTCGGATTGTCCGCCTTCGATTGGTGCTTCGGAGCGGCCAGCGCCCGCGAGACCCTGAACAAGCTGGATCCCTACCGGATCGAGGTCAAGCCGAGCAAGCTGCAACCGGGCGATATCATCGGCTGGTACGACGGCAGCGGCCCCTACGGCCATATAGCGTTCTACGTGGGCGACTACTACGGCGACGGGCGCAAGCTGGTGGCGGAGAACACCTCGGCCAAGCGCGGCGACCCGAACCCGCCGGGGACGAAGATCACGCAACTGCGGAACATGCGCGGCGGCTGGTCGACATACCGGGTGTTCCCGACCGTGGGCGGGGAGGGCAAGTAGAATGGGTGAGCCGACCTGGACCGAGACCGCACGCCGCACGTGGGTGGGATGGGGGCGCACCGATGAAGAGAAGTGCCTGAGCGGTGCCCCGGAATGGGAGGGTGATTATATGGGCATCGAACTATCGCAGGTGGAGCCGGTGCGATTACAGGCTATAGCGGCTGACAACATGGCTGACCGGCGGCTGAAAGGCCGTCCACAACGGCTGCGCGTGACCGTGATAATAGAGCGCCGATAGAAGAGGAGGGGGGGTTTTGTTGAACGGCTTGAACGGCTTGAACACCGGAAGGAGGAGAATAGCATGACCGATGGGACTATTGCACAGCCCGAACTCTACATGGTGGAAGTCTGGAATAAGGAAACCGAGGATTGCGTCTACGTCCTCCTATTGGCCGACAGCAAGGGGCAGGCAGTTGAACTGGCCAAGCAGGAAATTCCTATTGACGTGGACTGGGACGAAATAGGAACAAAGTGCGAGAATATTTTGCACATTAGCGGCCCTGCACGGGTATTGTGGGCTATACAAACCTATGGCGGGTAGGCACGCCTCACGGAACGCAAACAGGAGGGATACAGGTGCTCGTCGAGATCGATCAGATGACGGAGGGACAGGTCAAAGCTTTCGTCGCGGGGCCCTTGACGCGGGCAACGGGCGCGCCCTGCCGCTTTGAGATGGTGTTTGAGAACGAGCGGTACGTCGCCTATATCTTTATTGGCGATGATGACCGGGTTGGTTGTTGTGGCCGTGCTATTCCCGGTTTCCAGACGCAAGAAGCGCGCGATGATGCAGCGACGCTCGCCGTCAACGAAGCCATCAGTGATACGGGTTTCCCCGCCGTTTGGGCCGTATATTTGCCGGATACCGATTTTACCCCCAATGCCCGCCCCGAGTTCAAGAGCGGCGCGTGCTGGTGCGGAGACTGCACGTGGTATACCGAGGACATCTACATGGAGTTTCCCGTCGGTGGCGGTTGGTACCGAAGTTGGCCCTGCGGCTCCATGCCGGAGGGTACCTACTGCTCCGACTGCGGCTCACTCCTCGGCCCCGGCGGCTGGGCACTACTGGCGGGACGCGACCCCAAGGACGTGCAGTGGCCAGAAGGCTGCGGAAAGGAAGATGAAACATGAAGATCACCTTTGACCAGGATTTGCTCGAGAGAAGGCGGGCAGTAAAGTCATACGATGAGGTTGCGGAGGCTGCCTCACGCAAGGGGCTCAGACTGAGCAGCGATCTCGACAGGTTGAACGTGGTCGAGACGGCCAGCGGGTTTGAAGTGTGCCGTCTGGTGAAGTGGCACGACGATGTCGTGTTGGAGGTCCGCAAGCCCGACGAGTTCAGCAGTGTCATGCTCCTCGTGACCGAACTGGAGTCTCGCGGGAGGAAGGTCGAGATCCGGCTGGGTTTTTCACTGGACGACCTGCCTGCGAATGAATGTTTGTCTGCATCGCTCCGGATTGCCCGCCAGATGCTGCTGAATGTGAGCACCGAGAAGGAACAGTGATCGGGATATCTCAGTCTACGCTGATTAGCGGGCGGTCCGTAGGGCAGGCGCGATATCAGGGAAGGGACTGGACGCCGCCCACAAGGGGGCACCGGGTGGAAGCAATGGATGGGATTACTCACCTATCATGGCTCGAGCAGTCGCCACGCGAGGACGAACGTATTCTGCGCCTACGGCAGGAGGAGACCCGCCCCGTCGTCGCTTTACTGAAATATGTCCGCCTGTACCATAAGGAAAACCGCGACCTAACTGCCGCCGCCGAATGGCTACTCCGTATCGCCGATCACCTGAATGCGCTGATCATCTATGTGGAAAGTCCGCCCGAAGGTCCCGGTGCGCCGCTTGGCGGCACAAACTGGAATGCCCTGGCGATTGACGCTTACCGGGCGAAGCGTGTCGTACTATGCCTGCGCGCGAAGCGCATCCTGTGGTTCCTCGAGCAAGGTCTTCTTCGTGCGGCCCTCGAGGAATGCCACCAACTAATCGGCCAGCTGGGAAAAGGGTTGACGGCGGATGCATAACTATGTTACGGTTGTACCGAGACATTACTATTTCGCTGCGTACTTGCAATGCGTTTCGAAGCTCCTGTTTTCCACAGGGGCTTTTTTATTGGCCGCCTGGCCCGGCACACCCGCCGATAGGCTATACGGGGCTGAGCTAACACGCTTAGCAATTCTGCCCTAAGCAGGAGCCGGGCCACCACCCCTCACTCGGAGCACCAGATGAAGCTGGAACGCGTGCCGATCGATAGCCTACGCCCGCACCCGCACAACTACCGGCACCACCCGGCGTCGCAGGTCTCCGAGATCGTGTCCTCACTAGAGCAGTACGGTCAGTACCGGGCGCTGGTGATCTCGCAGGATGACGTCATTCTCGCGGGTGAAGGCGTCTGGCGCGGGCTGACGGCGAAGGGCGAGACAGAGGCCGAAGTCTGTCGGATGCCCTTCGCGCACACCGACCCGCGCGCCGAGAAGCTGCTGGTGTTGGACAACACCGTCACGCGCCTCGCCGAGGACGACGACGACCAATTGGCGGCGCTGCTGCGCGAGTTGCAGAACGGCGACGTGGGGTTGGCGGGCACGGGGTATGACGAAGACGCGTTGCAGGCGTTGCTGGGCGACTTGGGTTCGGCGGAGTTTGGCGGCACGGAGGACAAGCAGACGCTGCCGGATATGGCCAGTAAGTGGCTCGTGGCCTTCGTGGGGGACGAGGAGACCAAGCGCGCCGCGGACGACCTCGTGGCCGCGCGGGCGCAGCCTGGCGAGCAGCCTGCCGCTACGATTTCGCGTCTGTTCCGGGAGTTAGTTGTGGATAAGTGTTGACAAGCGGCGGCGTTTTAGTGTATAATCCGGTTATAGATTACACCCCCGGAGGAGCACAATGAGCGCCCTATACGAGCCGCAGGGAATGGCACGCGAGTACAGCCCACTGGCCTGCAACCTATACCGGGGTTGCGTGCACGGGTGCCGCTACTGCTATGCGCCGAGTTGCCTGCGGATGCAGCCGGAGGATTTCTGGGCGGCGACCTCGGTGCGCAATAACATCCTGGACGAACTCGCCAAGGACGCGCCTAAGTACGCCGCCGCCGGGCAGCCGGTGCTGTTCTGCTTCACCAGCGACCCGTATCAGCCCGAGGAATACCAGCACCAAACCACCCGCAAGGCGCTCACGATCATGTATCAGGCGGGGTGTCGGTTCCAGGTGTTAACCAAGGGCGGTCTGCGGGCGACGCGGGACGTGGACCTATTCGCGGCAGCCGGTGGCGTGTTCGGCACCACCCTCTTGTTCACGGACGACCGCGACCGGGAGGAGTGGGAACCGCAGGCGGCGTGCGTCGAAAGCCGCGTCAACGCCATCAAGAAGTTCCACTCTCGCGGCGTGCGGACGTGGGTAAGCATTGAGCCGGTGGTGGACCCCGAACAGGCCCTCGAACTCGTGCAAACACTGAGCCCGTGGGTGGACGAATGGCGGGTAGGAAAGTTGAACCACCACCCGCACGCGAAGACAGTGGACTGGGCGCTTTTCGCGCAACGCGTCCTACCGGCGCTGGAGGACAGCGGGCGCGATTACATGGTCAAAGACGCGCTGAAGCCCTTCCTGCCAGAGGGGGCACCCACGAGCAGGTATGCGATACCGGGATAGCTGTGAAAATGGCTCCGTTGACAACAGTGGGGTCGAAATCAAAACCGAGCTGCGCAAACGGTTTATGGACAAGGTCGGGGCAGACACCTGCTTCGACCTTTTTTGCGGGCATGGGACTTACTGTCGCGAGCTGTACCGCGACCGCTTCGACACGGTGGTCTGCGTGGACCAAAAGGCGGAAGCCCTCGCGGACGTGCCTGCGGGCGACCATATCAAAGTGTATCAGGGAAACAACGCGTCGCTCGTGCTGGGGCTGATCGACCGCTATGGGTGGCCGGACTTTTGGGATATGGACGCCTATGGCAACCCGGACGCCCCGCTGGTGCGGGCATTGAAGCTGAGGCCCACGAAAGAGCGCTTCGCGATTGTGGCGACGGACGGTACCCTCGTGGGGCGCAAGCGCAGTTGCACCGTGCCGCGACACTGGGGGTTTGGGAAGGGCCTGCGCTTGGCCCCGGTGACTGTCGAACGCAACGATTACCCGGTGCTGGTGCGCGACAACCTGCGCGGGTGGCTGGGCGCTGCCGGTTACGAACTGGCGGAGTTCGAGACCCACGCCCTGCGCGGGCAGGGGAAAGCCGTGATCTACTGGGGCGCGCTGGCTACGAGGTCTGACGCGGCAGGCGGTTAGCATGGCGGTCTACGACCTCAAACGCTATCAGGCGGTTGTACGGCGGGTTCGCGCGGAACGCGGCGCCCACTGCGAACTCTGCGGCTACCCGGCGACGCACGTGCATCACATTATCCCGGTGAGCGAGACCCGCATCCATAGCCCGCTCGTGTTCGATCCCTGCAATATGCTGCTACTCTGCGACTGGTGCCACGCGCTATGCCACCCAATAATCCGGAACATATCGGACTGGAAGGGCGCGCGTCGCCGCCGGGGTGCTCGCCTAGTCCGCCGCCGGTAGACGCCCCGGTGGAGTTTCTGCGCTACCTGTTGGAAATTGAGTTGGAGCGTTTGGAGACGGCGCGACGCATTGAGCGGGAGCGCAGCTTCATCTTCCCCGAAACCACGGTGATCATCCGGGATATTCTGAAGCTCCGGGCGGCCATCCTGGCTGACGGGGCAGAGGCGACGGACCCGCCGGAGGTACCACCGCGCGACGCCCTGTCCGAGGGCTCCGGTGGCGACCTGGAGGACCTACTGCGGAAATTGCAGGCGGGTGAGTGATATGGAGAAGCAGGCGCTAAGGAAAGATGCGGACCCAGGGGAATGGGTAGGACTGGCGTGGGCAGCATGGTGCGCAGGAGAACGCAATATCACCTCGCTTGGGAAGACCTTCGGAAAAGCCCCAGCGACGGTAAAGGGCAACCTGCAAAAGTACGCTCGCGCACGCGCTGCGGAGGTCGGCGATGTCGACCCGACCGCCGAATACCTCGATGGCCTGCAGCATGACCTGCGAGAGGCGCTGCGCACCTACCGGGAGTCGGGCAACCCGAATGCCAAGGTGGGCGCACTCAAACTGGCGTCGCAGATACGTAAGGACATGGCAGCGGCGCGCGGTGTGGTAACGGAGCGAAGGTCGCAGGAGATCACCGGCGCCGACGGCTCCCCGGTGCAGATTGTGATTGCGGCCTTTGAGGAAGAGCATAATGGCGGCAGCGGAACCGATAGTGATCAAAGCGAGCAACAAGCAGAGGAGGTTTCTGAATAGTCAAGCGGACACCGTTGTCTATCAGGGCGGTGCACGAGCCGGAAAGACTTGGGCTGGTGCACTCAAGGCGCTGCTACTTGCCTTGCAATATCCGGCTTGTCGCGGGATGATTGTCGCACCGAGTTACCCGATGCTCCGGCAGGCGGTCGTCGTCGAATTATGTATGCTTGCCGACAGCATGGGGCTGCTGCAGCGGTGGCAATGGAACAAGGCAGATAACGAGATTGTGCTGCCGACAGGTGGACGCATTTTGCTGCGCACTGCCAGCAACCCGGCAAGTTTGTTGGGCGCGACCCTCGGCTGGGCGGTCGGGGACGAGGTTGCCCTGTGGCCGAAGCAGGCTTATGACTATCTGCAAGGCCGCTTGAGCGACCCGAAGGGTCCGCGCCAGGTTGTATTTACCTTCACCCCGAAGGGAACGGCTCACTGGACCTACGGGCTGCTATCCGCAAGCCGCACGGGCCTCGAGGTTATTCGCGCGACCTCGCACGACAACCCGACACTGCCCGCAGATTACTTCGAGCGCATTGATCGGGAATATGGGCGCGGTAGCCTGATCTGGCGGCAGGAGGTCCTCGGCGAATATGTTGCCTTCGAGGGGCTGGTTTATCCGCAGTTCGATGTCGAAACGCACGTCGTTCCGCTGCCCGCTGATCTGCATTTTGTCTCTGTCATCGGGGGTGTGGACTGGGGATGGACGAACCCAGGTGTCCTGCTCGTTGGCGGATTTGACGCAGAAGGCGTGCTCTGGATTATGGAAGAGGTTTACGACTGCGAGCGAACCGTCGAGTGGTGGATAGAGCGGGCACGCGAACTTACCGACAAGTGGGGCGTTCACACCTGGTATTGTGACCCCTCGGAACCGGCGAATATTCAAGCATTTAAGCGGGCCGGGATTGCGGCGGTGAGGGCCGTAAATGAGGTTGTGCCGGGTCTCGCCGCCGTCGGCGGGAGACTCTACGGGAATACGCTGCGCATCAGCCGCGATTGCGTGCACTTGATTTCGGAAATGCTGGCGTACTGCTTCAAGCAGAGACGGGAAGGCGTTATCCGCCCGGACGAACCGGCCAAGATTAACGACCACGTGATGGATGCGGTGCGGTATCTTGTGATGGGCGTCACTCGCGCCAGCAAGCCGCGAATATACTTCTAATGAGAGGAGGGCGTTATGGGGTTTGTCTCGCGTTTTATGCAGCGGTTGGGGTATGTACCCACCGCCTTCGCGAAATCCGCCGTTAGCGCCGCCTCTCGGCAGACGCCGTCACTGGTGGCGAATGTCGGCAGTGAGGGCTTGAAACACCCCGGCATTACCGAGAACGATCTCCAGTACTCCTGGCGGCATCCCTATTTCAATGCCGCCCTCACACATATCGCGATGGCCTCAATGGGCGTTCCTCTCCGCGTTATGCGACTGGTGCCCGATAATGAAACGAAGGCCGCCGGACGTTTTATCGGCAAGGCCACCGCCACGCACTACCAGAAACACTTCTGCACCATCCCCCGACCGGAACGCGCAGGCCAGCTAAAGACGCAGGGCATGATCAGCGAGGAAGCCGATATGGGGCACCCACTGCGCATGCTACTGGATACCGTGAACGACCGCATGACCTGGCGCGAACTCATTTACATCACGCTGTTCGACCTCGAGGCCACAGGTAATGCATACTGGGAACTCGCTGGTGGGAAGGATGGGCAGCAGCCCTCGGCCCTATACCGAATGCGTCCCGACCGCGTCAGGGTCGTTCCGGACCCACGGCGGTGGATTGCCGGGTACAAGTTCGAGGCGAACGGGACCTCCATTAGTTATGCCCCGGAGGAGGTGCTGCACTTCCGCCTGCCCCACCCGATGAATGATTTCTATGGCTTGGCAAATGCGGAGGTTCTCGAGCGGGTTCTTAAGGCCGATTGGAGCCGTCTGGCCTATGCCGAAGCGATGATGGAGAACGGGTTTGCTATCGCCGGTATCCTCATGCCGAAAGGCGAGCAGGGGATTAATGAAGACGAATTCCAGCGCCTAATCAATATGTGGAACAAGCGGCACCAAGGCCCGGAAAACGCGGGGAAGGTGGCCGCCCTACAAGACTTTACGTGGACGCCAACGCAGCACTCGCCACGTGATGCCGAGTACCTGGGGATGGCCGACCGGCACGATACGGAGATCAGCGCCGTCACGGGCACCCCGACGCAGCTATTCAAAAGCAAAGATGTCAACCGCAGTAACTACGAAGCGGCGCAGTTGCAGTTCTGGTCCGATACGATGACGCCCTTGCTGGATTTCGTGGGCGGGCAGATGAATGAATTCCTGTGTCCCCGATACGGCGAGGACGTCGTCACGGAGTTTGACCTGTCCGTTGTCAAGGCGCTGCAGGAAGATATGACAGCACAGGCGACCCGGGAAAACACGGCCTTCAACTCCGGCATTACCAGCATTGATGAATACCGCGAGGCCCTTGGTTACGACCGCCTGCCTGAGAAAGCTGGAATCCGATACAAACGGGCCAATACGGATACCTACGTCACAGTATCCGAGATCACAACACCGCCGGAAATTCCTGCGCCCGTGCCGGAGGAAGAACCGGAGGAATACGCAGAGGAGGATGATGGGGATGGCTTGTTCGGGGAAGAAGAAGCCAGCGGGGAAGAAGCCGCGAAAGCGGTAAACGAAATCGGGCGCAAAGGTGCAGGTGGTGGTGACGTCCCTTTTGGCGGTAAGCGTCACCGCGCCCTTTTGAAGGCGATGGAGGACCAACTCCGGAAGCCGCAAGAGAAGTTAATCGCGGACCTGCAGCCCTGGTACAACCGACTCGAGAAGGAAGTTCTGCGCAAGCTAAGAGCCTACAAGTCCTTCAAGGCGACGGTTCCCGAGGCGGAAGCGCTGCTATTCGACATCGATGCAGAAGGCAACGCGGTCTGGACTATTGTGAGTGGTGCGGACCTCGCGGAAGCTGAGAAGGCAGGTGCCGTCACGCTGCAAGAGATCGCCAGTCTGCTACCTGGGATGGATACATCAGCGGGACTGGACTTTAGCACGGCGAACCCAAATGTTATCAAGTTTCTCGAGCAAAAGGAATTGAAGGTAAAAACCGTTGCGAAGACGCTGCACGACGAACTCCGCACGGTTATTGTGCAGGCGCAGATGGAAGGGACATCGACGAACGCCCTCCGCGACCGGCTAATGGAGAAGTTCGAGGAGATGAAACTCCATCAGGCCCGGCGCATCGCGCAGACAGAGTTGGGCGCGAGCCACAACTTTGGGTCCTTCGTTGCGGTCGAAGAATCGGAGGCGGCCCGACGCTGGATTTCGACACTGGATCACCGAGTGCGGGATAGCCATTCCGTGCTGCACGGGGCCGTCGCGCAGCCCGGAGAGACGTTTCGTAATGGTCTTATGTATCCGGGCGACCCTGCGGGGAGTGCTTCTGAGGTTATCAATTGCCGCTGCACGATCGTGGCCGAGGAACCGAATTCAAAGGTAAAACCGGAGCCAAAGCCCGAGCCCGAACCCGAACCAGCGCCCAAACCAAAACCGACGCCCAAACCGAAACCGACGCCAAAACCGAAACCGACGCCCAAACCGAAACCGACGCCAAAACCGAAACCGAAACCGACCCTCCGCCCTCGCCGCCGGTTCTCTTCGATGCGAACAACCCAGATCACATAATCTGGCTGCTCCGCGACTTAGACGGAGCACAAGTAACGGGCGGGCGGTTGCGAGTGCGGCTTGAGATTGATGGTCCGCGCAACGATGCCCCACCGCCGATCACAACAGTAGTCTACTGATCCGCAGGGGTGACGTAAATGGTCTTCCGTTGCTCGATGGTTTTAGCTTTTGTCCCGCATGGTGGTGCAGGGCCGCACTATGAATTCGCCGGGCTCTGGTTAATGCGTAATGGCCGGAAACTCTATGCCCGCAACGCGAACGGCCATACCCTTGCGGAAGATCACGCGGCGAAGGCGAAGGAACGGCTGCACGGAGAATTGCCGCAGGATTTCCTGGATTACTGGGTAGAGCATTTCCCGATTAGGGATGGCCTTCTGACAGAGCCGGAAACAATCACCTACGCTTCGCCGGAAGTCGCACTCAGCAGCGAATTGGCAAAGCACAGTCTGCACTAGCCTCAGGAGGAGGATAGCGATGCCTGCAACGGCATTTCAGCGTATCTGCACGGTTCCTAGCGAGGTCAAGGCGGTCGTCGCGCCCGACGGTTCGCGCTATGTCGAGGGCGTCGCCTCCAGCGCCACCCGCGATCGGCAAGGCGAGATCGTCAATCAGGCTGCGCTCGAGCGGGCCTTTAAGTCCGCCTTCGGGCGCACCGGCAAGGGCTTGCCTTATCTGCGCGACCATTGGACGTCCTCCGTTGTCGGGAAGGTCGTCGAATACGAATTGCGGGAGGGGAGTATCTGGACGAAGGCAAAACTTGTGCCCCACGGCTTGCTGCCCGCCGCCGATGAACTGGTGACGTTGCTCGAGGCCGATATTCCTATGTCGCAGTCAATCGGCTTCAATCCCATTCCGAGCAGGAAAGGCCCGTGGGACTTCTCAAAGTCCGGCGATGAAGACGACGACGGCGTCTGGCACTGGGGAGGGCGGGAGGGCGATAAGGATTTTGACCTGCTCGAACTCAGCGCCGTCACTATGGGCGCGAACCCGGACGCCGACCTTCAATTGGGGAAGTCGCTGGGCCTTGATATGCGCCGTCCCTGGGTGCGCGACTTCGATGAACGGATTGTCGCAGGGATTGCGCTTAAGGATGTCGAGGATCCGGAGGAGTTGCGGTTCCTCGAAGATGCTTGCCGTAGTTTGGGCTCGTTGACCGGAATGGACAACATTCTGCGGCACTGGGCGAAAGAAGGGCGAGACCTATCGCCGGAACTCTCCGATGCCCTACTCAGCCCCATGAGTAAGCTGGCGGAAGTGTTGAAAGCCGGGCGCGTGCTCAGCGACAAGAACCGAGACGCGGTGGCAGCAGCGGTCGCGGCACTGCAGGAATTGCTCGTGCGTGATGACGACAGCCGTGGCCGTAGCAGCACAACGGAAGCAGAGGGCGAGGGCCAGAAATATACCGGCTTTGCCGCCCGCATTCTCGGATATCCGCCGGAGTAACTATCACCGAAAGGCAGGCGAAGGTCCTGTCGAGGAGTTTCTAATGGCTGACGAAAAGAAGCCGGACCTGGTGCAGCAGGGTGAAGATTCTCTGCGCAAGCGAGCTACGGAAATCCTAATCGATGCTGGATTGCTGGACCCCAATGCTACGACCAATGACGACATGATCATGAAGGGTATGGGCGAGGGACTTTCCCAGATTAGCAAGTTCGCCCGCGACCTTGCTCAGGAGGAAGGTCTTACACAGGAGGAAGCCGCTGCCGCCGGTGTATACGAGCAGGCAGCTAAACAGATTGACCCCGTCAAGTTCTCCGAAGAGGTGCTGCGCCGTGCCGAGGAACTGCGCGGTGCCGGACCGGCAATGAGCCGCACGGGTGGCGGCGATGCAGCGAAGACACAGGCGCAGATTACTGATGCCGCACGCGGTTCGGCGGACGTCCTCGAGCGCGTCAACAAGGCGGGCGGGTTGCTGCAGTACATCAAGAACGACCGCCCGACTACCATGCATGAACTAATTCGCCACTCCTGCGATGTGGAGAAGAACCCGGAGATTGCGACCCTGCAGCGGGCGAATGATGATATGCTCATGCTGGCGCAGTTGCGCGGGCTCCACGCGACGAAAGACCGCGAGGGAGGCGACCCCTCCGACCTCGGGATGCCTTCTGTGCGCGACCTTGGGTACTACCAGAAGTTCATGGACGGGATCACGCAGTACCGCAAGGCGATGGATACGACGGAGGACAGCGCCTGGACGCCGACAGTCTACAGTTACAGCATGATCGAAAACGTGTACCAGTCGACCGCCGTTGCCCGGCTATTCCCGCGCGCCCCGTGGGTTGGTGTCGGCAGCACCATGAGTATCCCGGCAGAGGGCACCGACGTCACGATCTATAACAGCGCCGAGGCTACTACGGATGATGATGATCCGAAGTACACGGCGTCGACGCCCGGTGTCGGCACGACTATCACCGCGACGGCGAAGACGATCACGGCGCGCACCGTCTGGTCCTATGAGATGGAGGAGGACTCCATTATCAATATCATGGACCACGTGCGCGGAAAGTTCACGCGCGAGTTCGCACGCGGGCTTGATCAGGCCATTATAGACGGAGACACAAGTTCCTCGCACCAGGACACTGGTTCAGGGATCACGACTGGCGACCGGCGCAAGGCCTTTTCCGGTCTACGGTACAAGGGCCTAAATGATGCGACGACACTAACGAGTTGCGCGTCCTACTGGAACTGGGAACAGATCATGACTCCGGCTCTGCTCATGGGTAAGTACGCGCAGGGCATGGAGGGCAATCCCTATGCCGGTCCCGGCTCCGGCGGCGCACGTCTCACCGACACCGTGTTCATCTGCAGTCACGCCTGCCGCACTCGCATGGGCGCGCTGCGCGATACCCGGAATAACAACATCTGGCTGACGCCCCGTTTCGCTGGCGACGCCGATGTGCGTAACCTGGGCTATCGCATCGTAGATATGATCGGCGGCTATCAGATCGTTCCGTCTGCGATGGTCATGGACAACCTGACAACCGCTGGGATTTACGATGGAAGCACGGAGACGCAGAGCACGGCGTTCTTCGTCTATGCCCCGGCCTTCCGCATCTATGACAAGGCCATTTTCAATGCGACGGTCGTGGACCGTCCCGAGCAGGGGCAGCGCGTTCTCGCCGCCCGAATGCGGCTGAGCTTCACGCACGTCTATCCGAGCACCGACCATACCGTCGGGCTGCTGTACTACTTTGTGACAACCGGCTTCGGCACCGGCTAAGCTGGTGCCGCAGGGCCACCACTAACCAGCCGGGGGATGCGGAGACCCTCCGCTCCGTATCCCCTTCGCTGGTAGCAACCCGCCCCCGCCCGTGGCGTTAGCCGCGAGGCGACAAAAGGGCCGCCGAGAGGAGGCAACATGTATACCCAAACCTTCTACTGGAATTGGGATGACTTCGCAACGACGGATGCATCGAGCGGCTACAAAATCCCTGTTACGCTGCCGTCCGGATACCTGTGGCATATCACGGAGTTTGGAGTGAATGCCGCCACGAGTTACGCCGCCCAGGACACGAACTATCAGACGTTCACGCTATCCGATGCCTCCGGGAATACCATTGCCACGGTGGCGAATGGACCTGCAACCGGCGGTCTGGCGATTGGGCCGACGGTCGTGACGGGCGTCGACACGGCGATGGCCACTGCATACGATGATGTCGACTGCTCGAGCGCGAACAAGACGGTCTACATTATCACCGCTGCGACCGGCGCGGGTCGGGCGATGGTAAAGGTATCAGGTTGGATTAAGGCCATTCCGTATCGGCCTTAGTTGCGCGCGCCATTAGCAGGCCGGGGGCGGGTAGGATATACCGCCCCCGTATTAATTAAGGCACCGCAGGGAGCGGGGCCGAAAGGAAGCAGAAGATGAAACCGACACGGCAGGGAACCTTGGCAACTGGTCGCAAGGGTTTCACGCTGATTGAGTTACTGGTGGTGATTGCGATTATCGCAATCCTGGCAGCCATTCTGTTCCCGGTTTTCGCACGGGCTCGCGAGAAGGCACGGCAGACAAGTTGCGTTAGTAATCTGAAACAGATTGCCCTTGCGGAACTCATGTACTGCCAGGATTACGATGAACACCTATCGCCCGGCTGGGCCTGGGTACCTGCATCGTGGCCTGCTCCGCCGGAGGGCCTCTGGTATACCGGATTCTGGATGTGGAACAACTTCCTGCAGCCCTATGTGCGAATGGGCCACGCTGGCGCAAACGGGAAGATGGAGGGGCATGGGGTCTGGGTTTGCCCAAGCGGGAAAAGCGGCAGCCAGGCTCACGCGAGGAATTACGGGTACAACCAAAACATTCTCGGCTACGCGAACATGGACGAAGCGACGTACCCCGGTAATGTGAGCGTCCCGTCTAAAACCTTGTCGGCTATCGCCTCCCCGGCGAATTGCTTTCTGTTTATGGATGCGGGCTGCTACGCCATGTGTTACGCATGGGTTACGACGCCGAGCGCCGCTATCTGGTATATGCCTGGCACCGCCCCGGCAGGTGCGGCCCGATGGGCCGGTGCCGGTGATAACGGCGACTGGATGGATATGGATTGGCGCGAGGGTAGGCATAGCGGCTTCGACAACGTGGCTTTTGTGGACGGGCACGTGAAGGCCGTAAATGGTCAAGCGATGCAGGCGAACCCGGATTGGTGGGACCCGACGAAATGAGAGGGCTAACCCGAGCGACGCTGCTGCTTCTTGTGTTGACGGTGAGCGTTCCCGCCGCTCCCGTTAAGACGGACCTGCGCCTCCTGTGGCCTGGCCGACCACAGGAGGCGGTAGCCTTTGTTCCCTATTACCACTTGCCGCAGTTGCCGGAGCCTGATTTCGGCTGGGGGTTTTACTTCGATTACAACCGCATCCCAGAGCACCTGCGCACAGATGCCTACGTGCGCAAGTGTATGCGGCAAATGGCGAAGGCGGGGTTCAACACAGTGACACTCTATGGTGATAAGTCCACGATTACACGGCATGCCCATATCGCCTACGAGGAGAGTCTTATCGGCACGCAGCCGGTGCTCTGCCTCGGCGATCTGCCGGATGCGGTAGTCCAGGACCCGCCGATCAAGTGGCCCGAGTTCGTGGGTTACGGCCCGGATGAACCCGGCCCTGAACAATCGGAGGCGGTTCGTGAAAGCGTTGCTGCCTGGCACACTAGGGGAGTTCGGTGCGCAACTGCCGTGAAGTACGCCGCCGGTATAAGCTACGTACAGCCGCTGGACATCTGGATACTGAATGCCCGTAACCTCTACGACGGCGTTATCCGCGAAGGCAAAGACCTGTGGCTCTATGAGTGCCGCTTCCGGGGCACTAATCAGCGGCTCCACCGCTATTGGACAGGTATCTATGCCTACGCGATGCATGCGCGGTTCGGCGTCAAAGCCCTCTGGACCTGGGGCTATCTGCATGATGCGGACAGCGAATTAGTGATTGGCAGTGAAGGTACGTGGCGCTGGCACAACAGCGGGCGTTACGAGCACGCCCTGCCCGGCCCGGACGGCCCTATCGGAACCGTCGGCCTGGATGGTATGGCAGAAGGCATAGAGGACTTCAAGGTGCTGCACGCCCTCGAGGAAACCGGCGACGCGAAGAAATGGCTTGAGCATCTTACGTTGTCGGTGAAGCCGGAGTTCTGGAAGGGTACGACGGTCTGGGATAACCCACTCAGCAAACCGGATATGTGGGATGACCACGACACCGCGCAGCCTCTGGTTGACGTGGAAGAGATCATGCAGACTGCCGTGCACCTTCTGTTAGACGCGAAAGCGGGGTACTAATGCGAAGTTGGCTTCTACTGGTTTTGTGCTTTCTCGCGGGTTGCGCGATTGACCCGCTGCCCGAGTTGCAGGATGGCCTTGAGGACAAACATCCAGAGGTCCGCGGACGAGCAATTGACGGCCTTATGCAGTTGTCGGCGGACCGTAGTTTCGCTCCACTGCTGAAGCGGCTCGAGATCGAAGATGCCCCGGAAGTCCTGGAGAAGCTGACGGTTGCAACCGTCCTGGTGGGGCGGCGCTGCAGCATTGAATCTATGCAGTCCTCCTATCTGATGCCGAAGCGGCTGGCAACGGCGCTAGCCTGCGATAGCGTGCAGAAGGCGCAACTGGAAAATACAACGAAGGCAATGCTAACCTGGGTACTCGGGGAACTGGGCGACCGTGATGCTATTCCGACCCTGCGTACTCTCGGCACGCCGGAAGCGAATGCGGCCCTGCTAAAACTCGGAGACGGCAGTGTCGGGATGGCCTTCGAGGTCCCGATGGAGCACTGAGAGGAGGGTACGGGTGGCCCCGCCCGACTGCGTGTTTATCGGCTTCATGTTCGCGGTGATCAGTTACCTGCTCGTTGGTCTAGGCGTTTACTACTGGCGGACTTTCGCCAAACGAGGCCGATTGCGTTGACGGAATGTATAGCAGGATTACTCGTTTTTATCGGTGTGCTGTATGCGCTGAAGGACGGGGTTATCGAAGACAACGAATCGAGTCCCGATAGGGATAGGGACGAAGATAGATAGAAGGGTTCGCTTTGAATATGCGCTTCCGCCCGACGCCCTATCGCGACCTGCACTTGGGGCATGTCTGGGTAGCCTGGCATAACTGGAGACTCGCCGCTGCGTCCGGCGGAGAGTTTGTTTTTATCGCGGACGACATCGTATACCGCCTGCAATCCTGCCAGAATAACGGGTTCCCGATCAGCAAGGCGGTGGAGCGAAACGTCGAAGACTTGCAGTGCCTCGGGCTCGCGCCCACTCAAGTGGTTTATTCGTCGGACAATGCGGAGGCCCAGGCGAGCGCGGCCCGAACACTTGGGTTGACACCGCCGGGGAAGGACGGAGCGCAGAGCTTCATCGGCAATTATGTTCTAACCCCGGATAACCAGCCGCTTGTCATGTATCACCCGTGGATAACGGCAACTCGGGTAGTGGATGACTTTACCTATCAGGTTAACGGTTTTGTGCGAGGCGATGAATGGCACTTAAGGTCCGAAGTCGCTTTGTACGATTGGTTCTATCGGAGGTTATACGGGGGGAACCCGCCTGGGCAGGCTTACGTGCCCGTCGTTCGGCGCGAACTCCTGCCGGAGAAAGAAAGCAAGGCGGTTGGAGCGACGACAATCCGCGACCTTCGCGCGGCGGGGTATAGCGCGGCAGAAATTCTCGAGACCTTGCAGGAATGCGCAGCGGTGTCCTCCGCTAAGGGCTTGCGCGACCTTGTGATACCCGATGGGGTGCTGGATACGGAAACCAAGCGGACGGTTCCGCTGACGGCTTCCTTAGCACAGCGGTGGCGCGACCAAGCGGGTTCCTACGCCGCAGAAACGGCCCCCTGGGCGATAGCCGCCGGGAGGACCGTGAAACGCGTCTCAGGCCGTCTGAGCGCGATTGAACGATATGGGAAGGGGATGTTGTAATGCCCATGCAGATAGGGCTGGATAGTTGGCGGCCCGAGGAGGCCGAATTCTTCACCGATCTGGGCGTCAACTGGACGAAGATCAATGTCCCGGACGCCGACAAGGGCATTTCCGAAACCTTCGGCGAACTTGCCGAGGGTGCTGCGGCTCAAGGCTTGCGTGTGATTGCCGACCTGCGGCCCAGTGGGAACCTCGAGCAACGCATCGGCTTGATGCGGGAACAATCGGACCCGAAGGGTATCACGTTCGATCTGGCCATGCGGGAAATGACGGCGGGAATTGCGGAAAACGTCAAGGCTTTCGGGCCACTGGTATCGGCGTGGGAGTTGTGGGGAGAATACAACTGCCCGCACGTGGGCGGGTTTTTTCCCGGCGGACGCGTGAACTATCCGAATATCCTCTCCTGGGTTTACAGCACGATCAAGGAAGTCTCACCAGAGGCGCAGGTCTGGAATGGCGGCTATGGGGTAGAGTTCCAACCGCAGTTTGCGGAGGCCCTAATCGACGACGCGCCCCTTTCCTTCGACGCGCTCAACTGGCACCACTACAATATCAGCCGGTATAGCGAGCACCGCGACGGCAATGGGGCACCGCTATTCGATGAACCCCTGGCCGACAGGCTTCGCTATTCCGCCGGGCAGTATGAGGCGATGTTCCAGCAGGTGCGGCAGCGGATGGAGGCGCAAGGCTGCAAACAACCCTTCGTCGCGAGCGAGTGGGGAATGCCGGTCGTCTCTGATAGCATTGTAGAAAGTCTGTGGGCGGCGCAGTTGTTTAGTTTCGTGTTCCAGGATGGTGCCTACGGTCTCGGCGAGACGGAAGCCGCCGCCTACATGGACGTTTGGTTGCAGACCTTCGAGCGGGTCGGTATGGAAGTCTGTGTCATTCACCGCCTGCGCGACGATGTGCCCCACGGAGCGGATATGAATGGGACCTTCTGGGGCGTTTATTGCGGGCTGCTCTTCGCGAATGGTACGCCGAAGTTGACTTACGATCTCGTGAAAGCCTGGGCGCACAGGAACAACGGCGGGGAGGCCCGGGATGAAGCTGGGGCTATGTAAGTTTCGTCCTGGGGCTGGGCCGATAGGAGAACGCCTCGGGGCCGCGCTCGCGCACTGGCGCACGAACCTCGAGCATGGGGTGCCCGAAGACGGCGACCTGATAGCGGAAGCCGTCGACCACGGGCTAACGCCGGTAGTGGACTTGTACACGAAAGCGTCCACCCTGTTCGCAGCGGCGACGGGCGTCGAAAGCGATTTTGTCCCCGCTGATTGGCCGCCGCCCGGCCTGCCGCTTTACGCGGACCGAATCGTGCAGTATCTGGAGCGGCACCAGCAGGTGACGACGGTGGAAGTCTGGGGCAGCGCCGAACTAGTACGCATCATTCGCGGTAAGGGACGGCTGCTGGATTACAGCCGAATGTTGCAGTTCGTCTATGCCTACGTCAAGCAGCGCCTGCCGGACGTGCTCCTTCTAAGCGGCGGGTATGAGACCAGCTTTGAGACGGGCTTCGTGGTGGATGGGCTCGTGGTCAACGCGCCGAATAGCTTCGACCTCTGCAATCTGCAACCTTTCGTCTCCTGCCGCCCGCCTCTCCCCGGCGTGGCGATTACGGCGGCGGCGCAGCGGTTGGATATCATGCGCGATAAGCTAAACCGGCTGGCGGGGGCGCAGCAGTTTTGTAGCACAGGCTTTGGAGTTCCTACATTGCCCTTAGACCCGCCTCCCGCCGCCTATGGTCGTTACTGGCGGGTGCCTGGTGCGGCGAATGCGATGCCGGAAGTGGATGCCCTTGAATGGTATCGCGGCTTTCTCCAACTCATGGAGAACGCGCAGTTCCGGTTTGTCTGCCTGCTGCTCGAGGACTTCGATGATGATTTTGGAGCCCGGTATATTCAATGGTGTGGATTACTACGGCGCGACGGCACGGAGAAGGCATTTCTTCCGGCCCTCGCCGAATGGTGGAAATCCCGTGCGGCTAGCCCCGCGTGACAAGCAGGCCCGGTGCCCTATCTGCAGCGGGTGGCTGGCTCCGATGGCGACGAAGCGCGCCATCCCGAAATATTGCCCATACTGCGGGGCACGCCTACCCGATCCGAATACTGCCGGGTACAACAAAATGATTACTGCCGCTCGAGTGAGGAAGTGATAGAAGATGGCGGACCTTTTGACCCCTGCGGAAGTCGCGCCCTTCCTCGGCACCGAAGCGGTGAAGGGCGACGCGGGCTTCGTAGACGTATTGATCAAGGCTGCTCAGGAATTGATCGAGCAGATTACGAACCGCAACCTGGATGCGGCTACGACCTATACCGAATATCACGACGCAGGCGACACTCATATCTATGTGGACCGCCCGCCGATTGTCAGTATCACCAACCTATACGATGGGGCCTGGCCGAAGGGCAGCGACGCCGCGCGGGAAATTACGTCCTCTGACTACGTGACGGATAGCGACGACCAAGGTCACAACTATCGACAGGGCAAGATAGAGCTTTGCAACGAGGAAGGCGGGTTTGGAGGTGCCCGGTTGGATGCGAAGGTCGTGTACATCGGGGGTTGGACGAAGGCCACACTTCCCGCCGACCTGCGCCAGGCGTGGGTTGAATTGGTCTGCTACTGGTACAACGCGCCAGAGCGGTTCCACACCGCGAATGCAGAGGATCAGGTCCCGGCGGGTTTGTACAACGTCTTGCGCCGCTATGTCCTGCGGAGGAATGCCTAATGGACTGGGCGCATATGGGCGACATGACGGAGGAGGTCGCGATTTACGCGAAGGCCACCAGCGGCACTGCGTCGCCGGAAGCCTGGGAACGCATTGGTGCAGTTCGCCGTGCCCGCATTGAGTTAGTCAGCGACTTTCAAGCGCTGCAATCGGGGCAGTTGCTCAATGCGAACATCACTCATACTGCAAAGGTCGTCGCCTCCGAGGATTACCAGCCGGTAAGCAGCGGCGGACGAATGCGAATGCTCAAGCGTTTGCGCGATGGGCAGAACTTTCTTATCGTGAGCGTGCGCGAAGCAGGGGTTCCACGCCGGGGCGGGCGCACCCGCTTGATGTCCCTCGCACTATCGGCGGCAGACGGGGTTGACCTCTAATGCAATTCAAAATGCGCGTGATTGGGGCGGAGAAGCTCCGCGCGGCCTACGAAGGATATGCGAGGGAACTTGGCATAGCCGCTGAGACCTCCGCCTACGAAGGCGCGAAGATCATAGTAGGCGCGGCGAAAGAGGAGTTCCGCATTCAAGGTCCGGTTGTCGGGAGCCATTACAACAAGAAACTGAAGCAGAAAGTCACGGATTACGGCGACCCAGGCGAACCGATACCAGATAAGCTAACCTCGCGGTCCGGTATTCTGCGCATGAGTATCAATGCGCAGCGGGCCGGGCCGGGCCGTGCGGTCGTCGCCAGCAATGTTCCCTATGCCGCTATTCACGAATTCGGCGGTACGACGAAGTCGCACATCATTCGCCCGCGTTACAAGAAGTTGCTGCACTGGGTTGGCATCGATGGGATAGGTCAATTCGCTCGCGAGGTGCACCACCCCGGCAGCAACATCCCGCCCCGCCCTTATATTCGCCCGGCGGCGGAGAAAAAAAACGCAGAGATTCGCGCCAAAATGCAGGATGTCTTAATGCGGGAATTGCGCAAAAAGAAGGTGCCTTCCGCATGACCGAAACGGACCTGATTGAAGGACTGGCCACCCTGTTACGGGCGAACGCGAACGAGCCCCTGGCCTCCTGCGAGGTGCACACCTGGCCTCAGATAGATTATGAAGGCGCTGCGGGCTATGTTGAGTTGTCCTTCGTCAATGGCCGAGAGGTCTTCGAAGCCATCGGTAACCAGGCCGCAGATGAAGTCAGCCTGCGGATTTACGCGGAGTTGAAGTTCTCCGACACCGAGGCCAACCGGCAGTCCATCGAGACCCTCTGCTCGCAGGTTCGGTTCATCCTGCGCACCAAAACGAATCGAATGCTGAGCACCGATAGCGGACTTGCCACGCTCAATCGCGACATCCGCTGGGAATACGGGTTCAATGCGGACGGGCAGGTGATCAAGCGGTACTGCACGATCTGGGTAACTTACCGCTTGCCGCAGGGAGCCAGCGCACCCTAAACACTAAGACCGGATAGGGTCGTATCCGCAAACACGAATGGAGGTGCAATCATGCCGGAAACCGGACTGAATCAGTTTTTGGATTATGGCACGACTACGACTATTTCCGCATGCGTGGGGAAGGTCACGGGCGGCTCGCTCAATAGCGATTCTGCGCTCGTGCATCGCGAGGGCATCGGCGCACAGGATAGCATCGTTGGGGGCCCCGTGGTGCCGGGCGGAACCGCAGATGTAATCGTGCAGGATGGGTCCTTGCTGGCTTATGCGAAGCGGGCATCCCTTACGGCACCGTCAATGACTTCCCTGTGTTTTGCGGGTGGCTATGCTGGGGAGGGCCGGAAGCAGACCGGAGCCTATATCAATACAATGCGTCTATCCTGTTCCGTCGGCGAGCCACTGACCGCAAGCCTTGAATGGCTTGCCTTGACCGATGACGTGTACGCAACGGCGCAGAAGGCGTACCTGGCCGGTAGCACCTTTGAGTGGTTTACGGGTACAGCTTCTATCGGCGGCAGCACTTCGCTCGAGGTGCAGAGTTTCGAGTTCAATTTGAATAACAACCTCGAACCCGTCTATTCGCTGGATGCGAAAACCACGAATCAGATGCGCTGGCCGGATAGCATCAAAATCGGTTCGCAGGAAGTCACTTTGAGCGTTGACTGTCTAATCCGGCCTAGCACCGTGGCAATTGCCGACATCTTCGGGGATAGCCTGGGCACGGCGACCACCTGCATCTTTACGCTTGTCGGCGGAACTTCCGGCACACAGACAGCTACCCTGACGGTTACGAATCTAAGTCGCAAGTCCGCGCCCCTCCCCTTCGTCACCGGCGGCGGCCTGGTGACCTATGCGCTGGCCTATGAAGCTCCGAAAGATGCCTCCTGCTATACGCTGGTTATCGGCTAATCAGAAAGGATAGTTAAAATGCGAATAGGAACGACGAAAGTCCTTCAGATTGATGGGATACCGGAGGCAACCTTCGAGGTGCGCACCAGCTTCGGAGCGCGGCGAAAGTATCTGGAAAGCATGTCCTCCGTCTTGGAGATTGAGGGGAGCAAGGGGCAGCTTGGAGCCGTGGATGCGACCCTGACCTTCCTCGGGGACGTGCTCGTAAACTGGAGCGGGATAGAAGACGACGCAGGAAACCCGTTGCCCTACCGCGCCGAACTGCTGCAGGAACTACCCGAATGGTTGCTCACGGCCCTGGTAGCACAGATCGTCACCGGGGATGCTGACCGGGGAAACGACGTGAGCGGGTCTCCCTCTCCGCCCGCAATCTCTTCCGAGGCCGTGGAGTAACCGCGCCGCCCTATAGTCTAACCCTCTATATGCTGTTGCAAAAGTTGCCCGGTTACACGCGCGAAACGCTCGAGGCCGAAGACGCCGAACTGGTAGACGACTGGCTTTTGATCATGGCGCAGGAAGCCGGGGTGGCGAAGGAATTATCCGCCGACGCTAATCGGAAGGGGTGAGGACTGTGCCGGAGAACGTGCTCGAGTTAGGGATAGATGTTCTCACCTCCAAAGCGGAGGCGGACCTCCGGGCCTTCGCACGTAAAACCGAAGCCGAAATGAAGAAGATGGCTGGCAGCGTTGCGCAGGCGAATATCGGCGCAGCTACCAGCATCGGCGGGCCGATGTCGCGCGTCGCAATGTACATGAATAGCGCGGGCAAACAACAGGAGGCTTTCAACGAGCGATGGGGCAATACGCTTCGGTTAGGCCAGCAGGTCGGGGCTGGCATGACTGCTGCCGGAGTCGGGATCATGGCAGTGGCTACGGCGAGTGTCAAAGCTGCAATGAATATGGAGCAGATACAGGTTAGCTTCACTACTCTGCTCAAGAGCGCGGAGAAGTCCAATAAATTCATCAAGGAACTTCAAGCCTTCGCTGCCCAAACACCCTTTGAGTTCGGCGACCTGCAGGAGCAGGCAAAGCAACTCCTGGCCTTCGGCTTCAGCGCTAAGGATATTCTGCCGATGCTCACCAATATTGGTGACGCGGTTGGAGCATTGGGCGGCGGCGGAGAGGCCATCGGGCGTCTGGGCCGGGCTCTCGGGCAGATGAAAGCCAAGGGCAAGCCTGCTATGGAGGAGTTGCTCCAGCTCGGAGAGGCAGGAGTGCCGGTATTCGCGATACTGGAAAAGCAATTGGGGCTTACCGGCAAGCAGGTTGCGGACATCGCCAAGTCCGGCATCCCTGCGCAGAAGGTCATCGATGCGTTACTCAAAGGGATGGCTGAGCTTTATGGCGGTGGAATGGAGAAGCAGTCAAAAACTGTGGCGGGAATGATGAGCAACTTCAAGGACCAGCTGGAGCAGCTGTTGGTGGTTGTCGGCACTGCACTACTGCCGGTGCTCAAAACGTTGAGCCCGATGATCACGGCGGTCGCGAACGGATTCGCGGCTGTGGCTAATTCTCCGCTGGGGCCGCCGCTGACTTATGCGGCTGTGGCGTTGGGGGCGATCATGCTCGCTGTAGGTCCGCTGCTGATGGCCTTGCCGGGGCTCCTTATTCTGTTCACCCAGTTAGCAGCCCTGTTAGCGGGCCTCGGTGCAGGCGGGGGAGTTTTAGCTAGCATCGGGGCGGCCTTCGGCTCTATCGGCGCAACTATCGGCTGGATTACGACGGTGGCCTTGCCAGCGGTCTTGGGAGCAGCGGAAGTTATCGGCGGGATTATCGCCGGAATTCTCGCTTCGCCTGCGGCGCTTGTGGCGGCCATTGTAGCTGTTATTGCGGCCATTGGCCTGGGCATCTATGCGCTGGTGAATAACTGGGACGCCGTCAAGGCGTGGTTTGCGGGTCTGCCGAAGTTGGTCGGCGAAACCGCCGCCGCTATCGGCAACGGGATTGCCTACGCTATCGGCTGGGTGTTCGGCTGGTTTACTAGTCTGCCGCTGCGCTTGGCAGACGCTTACAAGGCCGTCAAAACATGGGTTGTCGACACCTATAAGACGATGCTGGCCTGGATAAAAAACCTCCCGCATGCTATGGCGGAAGGTTTCAAGTCGGCCTATGCGGCGGTCGCGGAAGCGCTCGGCAACATGTGGACCGCAGTCAAGGATTTCTTCGCAAATCTGTGGAGTTCCCTGTTAGCGCTTCCGGGGAGGCTGGTGGATGCGGTCGTCGAGGTCTTCAAGGGTCTCTGGAAGTCTTTTCGCACAGGCTTCAAGCCGGGCGCGTATTTTGGCGCAGGCATGACGGCAGGTTCCGGTGGTAAAATGCGAGCGCCCGTGCCGGGACGTGCGAAAGGTGGTCCGGTCAAAGCCGACGAACTCTATGTCGTGGGCGAGCGTGGCCCGGAATATTTCGTACCAAAGCAATCGGGCGCGGTGTTCGCGCCTGAGCAGATACAGTATTCGCCTTTCGGCGCTGGATACACCGCCCCGCACGACCGTTACGAAAACAGCATCTTCGGCGGGCTGCGCGAGGTTCGGCCTTTAGTTGCGGCGGCGGCAACGGCTATCCGCACGATTGTCCCGGCCCTCGCGGCAGCAGCGCCGCTTGTTTTGCAAGGGAGTTTCCCCAAGGGCGCCGAAATGTATGAGCGCACAAAGGTCACGGTGAACGTAAATGTAGAGGGGAACATTTACGGTGATAAGCAATTCGAGCGGGTCGTCGATGAACGCATAACAACTGCAGTGATGAAGGCGGTGCGCGCAAACTAAACCGAAGGGACGCGAGAGAGAATGACCGATCGGCAACGAACAGTTGTGCAGCTTCTGGTTTACGGTCTGGCGGTACTCGGATTAGTCGTGGGGTTGGGCGCGATGAAACCCGCGCGATTGATCGGAGCGCTACGCGATCAATCGCGACAGAATTCTAAAGAGGTTCATATGTCCCTGACAAAGACCGCGACAACCGATAGCGAAGGAGCCGTTAGCGGGACTTTTCTTTTGAACGCCGCAGAAGAGAGTTATTCGGGGAGAGCCCCCGTATACACTCTTGGGGTCACCGCAGGTTCTCAATCCTGCGGCCTTTCAGCCGCCTACTGGGACATGGATGCGAACGAATACAAGTACGACCTTAGTAGTGTCGGAGTCGGTGGGACCGGGGAACTTATCGGCGAAGATTACGAAGAGGGCAAACGTATCTTTGTCGTTTGGATCGGACAGGCGGTATGGGCCGGGGAAGACCCTGAAACAGCTTACCAAAATGCAGGAGTAGTGCAGACGTCTCTCATTCGCCGCTATGCGGGCGTAGACCCTGCGCCCTGGACGGTTAGCGTAAATTGGAAGATAACGGTTGGTAGTTCACACCTATGGCGAGACAGAACAGTATCCTCGGGCGTCGGGCGCGATGCTGCGCCCGTGTACGCGCAGGAAACTAATGCTGCCGACCAATGGATTATCGATCGTCCGGCTAGTGTGAAAGTGGAATGCGGAACGCTAACCCTAACTGCTGCTCAGTCGTGGAATGCAACGATCGAGAAATGGAACCCTATCATAGAACATATGACTGAAGCGGTATTGGGCTATTATTGCAGGGGAGGAACCAAAGGCACTGAGTACGCGGAGATCACCCTGAAGTGGGCGGGGGAGGATGCTGTCTTTACGAATGGATACAAGCAAGAGGCAGCGTGGAGGCTGGAAGGGGATGGACCTAAGGTCACGCTCGAGAATACCACTTCGACGGACGCAGACGCAGGTCCTTACGTGGTGGCCTACGCAGCACCCTACATTATCGACTGGAGCGGCCTTAGCTGCAAGAAATTGGGCAGCGGAGATTCACTGGACGTGCAGGTTGCGGGGGGGTTTGTGGCGGACCCGCGCTATCCGGCAACGCTCGGATGGAGTACGACGCCGGGGCCGACTTAGAATAGAGACAGTTGGTTTGCACCGATAACGACAATTAAGGAAGCCCCGTTTCTCGCGCGGATGGGCTTTCTGCAGTTCTGGAGGTCGCGCTTTGCCGGTACTGAGATCGCCGATCCTTTGGTTCGGAGGCAAGGGCCATATGCAAGCGAAACTGCTGCCACTCCTGCCCGAACACCGCGAATATGTTGAGCCCTTTTTCGGTGGATGCAGCATCTTCTTCGCCAAGGCGCCCGCGATGGTGGAAACCATAAACGACCTCGACGCGGCGGTCATGGGTTTCTTCCGCGTGCTACGTGATCAGCCAGAGGAGTTCATCCGGTTGGCGCAGCTAACACCCTACAGCCGAGAGCTATACAACGAGTGCTGGGCTACATGGCGGGAGGAGACCGACAAAGTGCGCCGGGCATGGCGCTGGTGGGTAGTGGCGAGGATGTCCTTCGCTGGGCACCATGCCTGGGGAACAGTGGTACGCACGTCACGGCGAGGCATGGCGGATACCTGCGCAGGGTTTCTTTCATGCGTGGACGCACTTCCCGAGGTCGTCGCACGTGTTCAGCGCGCCCAGATTGAGAACGCCCCGGCCCTGCGCGTTCTGGAGCGTTATTGCACGCCGACGTCGCTTGCGTATCTGGACCCGCCTTATGTGGCAGGTACGCGGCGGAGTGGAGAGTACGCCTGCGAGATGAATGACGCGGACCACGAGGCCCTTGTGGAGGCCATTCTGCGTCTGCCGGGGCGCTTTGTACTCTCCGGTTACGCGCAGCCCTTCTATGCCCCGCTGGAGGCGGCAGGCTGGATGCGCGTGGATTTCCAGACAGCTTGCTATGCCGCATGCAGAACCCGCGCCAGCGGTCTGCAATGCGCAGGCGTCGCCCTTGACAGGCAGCCGCGCACCGAATCTGTGTGGCTGGACCCGGTGACGGCGCGGGAAGTCCTCACGCCGCAAACAATCACGATGATCGGCAAGCGCAAGGGCACCATCGCCCACGCGGGCGCGTGGCACGAGACGCAGGTTAGTCTCGCGGTTTAGCAATAGGAGCCCACTATGGCAGTCGCCGGGGACACTGTATACCCGACAATCAGCGAATTGGCTGGTCTCGGGGTCTGGGTTAGTCACGACGTGACGGGGTTGGACTTCCCTGACGGGTATGACCATCAGTTACTCTCGAGCGGCGCAATCGGGTTGTCCATTACGGCAGAATCGGCGGAGGCACTTGGGCATACCATTGAAGACCTCTCGCTCGAGCTACAGGTTCCGCCTGTCAACGCGACGGATTGCAAGTCGACGCATACCTTTGCGGGCCTGGCTTGCTCACACCGGGACAACGTCGGCATTTACGGCCCGCATCCGGCGCACGATCATACCGACTGGGTGCCCGGTGGCGGGGCTGAGGCACCGGCGGCGGATGGAACTTTCGCGGTCATCGGCACGAACGGCACGCTAACGCTTACGATATCCTCTGGATATGCGCAACGGCTGGGCGAGGCGGCGGCACAGGACTTCCCGCCGGGGATGCCGGGGGTCCCGCAGATATATTGGTACCACAAGGCGGACGTGTTTGCCGCGTATAGCGGCTCGCCGGGCAACACAACGGGAACAATCTGGACGACACCTTGGGAAGGCGTCTACTGCTGGCGCGGCTGGGGCACTTTGATTACGCGGTTTGAGGTGCCGGGCGACGGCGCGGGCTGGACGCTAACCGTGACGGGGAAGCGATACACCTTTAGCGACAATCACGTGATGGGAAGCGACCGTCAGACGGAGTTTAGCTATTCGTCCTCCCCCTTCACACACACATACACGTCAGATGCCTATGCCGCTGGGGACATCAGTCAACGCTGGGCATTAGTCAATCCCGATACCGCTTCGCAGGTGGACTTGGAAGTGGTGGAGACAATCCAGATCGGCGGGCTAGTGCCGGGGGAATGGAAGATATATGAACCGAAGTTGCAAGTCTGGGCGGAGGAACCCTTCCCCGCCGAGGATTGCGTGATCAAGGCCTTCGAGGCTCCTGCCGCTGCCGGAGACCAAGAGCATTCCGGCGGTAGCTATCGCAAGGGCGGCTTCTCCGCACACGTCTATCCCGCCTACGATTATTGTTTGTTCTGGGGCGACGCCTGGAACGACAACGTGGCCGAGAAGTGCGGTGGGATGTTCGACTGCACGCTCAGCCCAAACTACATGATTGACGCGACGACGGCCTTCTCGCTAACGGCGCTCGAGGACTTGATCACCAACTGCTGTGACGCCTGGTCGTGCAGCGAGGGGACGGGCTACGCAGCGGCGACAACCGATGGCGAAGCGCACCAAATAAGCACCTGGGCCTTCGACGTTGTCCCGGTTGAGCAGGGAACCGCAGACGGCGTGTTGACCTGCGCCCTCCGTTGCGGGCAGTGGACCATTGACCGTGGTATAGAGTGTAAGGTCGTGACGGACAAGTGGGTGCAGGGCAACTTCCACGGGCTTGCCGCCTCGACTGCGTTAGGGCTCGAGACCGGCGGCGACTATGCCCGCATATATAAGCAGAATCCGACAACCTATGAATGGACGGTAGTGCAGGACAACGTACAGGCTATCCCGGTTGGTCACTGGCATAGCCTACCACAACAGGAGTGCGAGGCGGGCAGCGATTATAGCGATGACTTTATCGTGTATGGCGTCGGGCTCATAGACTCTACCGAACCGCTATCGCCGACGGCGCGCCTACCCGTTCGCGAATATGTAAGCTGGTTAGGTATCGCCAGCCTGGCTGGTGGGGAGGACGCGATTGACATGATGCGGCACCCCTTAGGCAGCGTGATCTGGTCGGTTTGGATTGCGAAGGGCAAAATCCTCGCCGCCGAGACCTTTGCCGGGCGAACGACACTGGGAGAGATTCACACCGTGGACAGCTCCGGTGGCTACGATGCGGTGGGAATGGCGACGGACAGTAACGTGCTCTATATCGACGCCCGGCATTCGACTTCCCAGGCTATCTATCGATGGACTAGCGAGGATTATGGGGATACATGGGATGGTCCCGTGTTGATTTGGAGTGGATAGTTACGCGCGGGCCTTTACTGTCTGTACGATAGATTCGGCAGCGGCGGACAAGCAGATTACGGCGGTCGGCTTCGGGCGCGATTGGGAGGCAATGGAGCCTTCGGAGCAGAACTTCGGCTTCACTGGTGATATCGCTTCGCAGGCTAGCTGGGAGTATGAGGGCAAGTTTCAATTTTTGAAGAAGCTTGGTTGTATCGCGCCGATAGGTTCCTGGCCGATGGGTGCAATGGCACTGACGGATTGGCAGGTAATCCGGGGCAAGTGGCGGGAGACCGCAAACGCTTGCGGACTGCGGAACAACTTCCTGCACTTCTACGATGCCCGCCCGAATCTGATTACTACGACGCCGCCCGCCTACGGGCACCTGCGTTCGCTGGGGCACTACACGCGCAACCTAGTCTGGTGGCTGTGGCACGCCGGAACAAACCAGGGCGACACCGACCCCGCGATGGTGCAGATTAGCTACCTGTCTGACACAGGTCCCGATTACGCGGTTATCCTCCCTGCTTACCGCGAGGATGGGGGATACGTCGCGGAACAGTTAGGCCGCGAGACTTCATATCAGGCGCAGCCTGCCCTCTGGGGTAGGTCGCAGGGCGGTGTCTGGACGGAGATTGCGAAGATTGATAATGGGCCGGTGCCGCGATTGAGCAACCTGGGCAACGAACCCTGTTTCCAGATTATGCGCACGGAATTCATCGATGGGCACCTGCTAATCCACTTTGCGGGCACGGATGAAAGTTTCGTCTTTACCGGCCCCTGGATGGACGGCGAAAACCGGACGATTGACGCCGTCGACCTAAGCGCGCCGGGGCACGTCGAGATCGTTGTTACCGGGCACACTCTTCTGTTCTCTCTGACGCAGATTGCCTATCCGGCTTCCGCCCAGTTACGCCCTCGCGCATGGTTCCGCGTACCCGAGAATATCGGGGGCAGTCTGCCGATGGTGCAGACGCCGCAATATCATATTGTGGGCCTGACGCCTGCCGGAACCTCGCTTGCAGCTGCTTCAGAAACGAAGGCGGGGGACGGCACGCGAACGCGCCCGATCATCACCTTCGCAAGCGACACGACGACGCGGGCCACCCTGTACAATCTGCAGGAGTACCGCACGCCGACGCTGGCCGGACAGATAACGGGAACACAGATTAGCACGGCAGATAGACCCGACTTCCAGTTGCTCGAGCTTAGCGGGGATCAAAATGATCAATGGCGAGGGGCCACCTTCCGGGCGACGGTCGCCGACCTCTCGGGACTGCACAATATGGCCGACCTGAAACCGAACAGCAAAGTTCAGGTATCGGTGAGCACCGACCACGGGGCGAACTATTATACCCATTTTACTGGCTACGCGGTTCCGCCGGAGAAGGCGCGACGCGGCGGCGAGCCGGGCTGGGTTGACGCGAGTATCAATGCGGTAGATATGATCGAGGGACGATTGGCGAGGAAGCAGCTTCTTTGGCAGTGCAGCTTCGAGGGCAACGGACGCACGAGCGGTTGGAATATCGCCTCCGCCTTTACCCATATTCTCAACTGTCAGGGCGTGGACGATAGTCTGATCGATATATCCACCGACGTGTCGGCTGCCGTTATGGGCGGCCAATATTACATGCCGAACGGCACCTTGTTGGGGCAGCGTAAACTGCAATTCCAGCCGGACGCCTGCGTCGTGAATGTGCTGGATGAAATTGTCGAAAGCCGCGTGATCCCTAGTGCGATGACAAACGGTCTATCGGTTCCGCTATGCTGGGGCGTCAAGGATACGGGCGTGGTCTTCCTACGGCGCAGCTACGAACACGCCGCCGGAAAGTATCTGAAGGCCGAAAGTTCGCGAGCCGCCGCCAGTGACGGTTGGGCCTTCGATGGGAACACTGCGACGGTAACGAATTGGCCCTTCGAGTTCCGCAGTTCGCGAACCGTTGACGACTTCCGCAATCTGATTTACGTGCTCGTGGGCGAAGGGCTGGACGCATCTGTTCAGATACTATGCGATACAACCAGTTTTAGCGACGCAACTGCACGGCGGTTCATAGGAGACCTCTGGACACATTTTGCCTATTATCCGGATGGTAGTGACGCCTATGCGATTGCGAATTCCCTGTGGGACGAACTTGTCCGCTGGAATTGGATGGTTAGCATTACTACGGATGACCGCCCTTCCATCAGCGCAGGGGACGAAATCATCGTGACGAATTGCGCCGATACTGAGGTTCCGGATAGCAGCATCTTCCGCATTGTAGGAAAATCGTACTCCGTTAATGAAGCGGGGCGATATTCGCAGACGCTTGATTGCATCATGGTTGAGGAGGGCGCGTAATGCGTATCGGCACGGGGTTCCGTCATGGCGTCCTGCGCTTTGCGCAGCCGCGCTTAGATCGGACGCAGGGCTTCAGCTTCGCTGGTTTCGTCAGTGCTAGCATGGGCCTGGGGAGCGGCGGGGACACCGAACTACTGCTGAAACAAACGCGCGGGCACTTCGATGAGTCGGGGGCAGACCCCACTATCCTTGGGATCACGAGCCGGGGCAACTGGGATGGCACGGACCCGACCTAAGCCGGTTAGGAGGGACGCATGAGCACGAAATATATCTGCCTGGCGCGTGAGTTCCAGCTATCCGAGGCGACTGCGAACTATCGCAAGTTCCTCTTTGAGGCGCAGACGAGCGGTGCACAGACGCTCTATGTCGCCAAAAACGGCGCAACGCCGACGACGGCAGCGGGGACGGTCGCGCAGGTGCAGGACAGTTTGTTTGCTTGTGCGCCGACAGCAGCGGACTTGGATACTCTCGGCGATATCGGGTTCGAAAGCCGGGCGGCGGCGGATACGACTTACATTTACGGGATGCGGGTTGTCGCGCATGACCCGGTAACTGACGTCGCGGAAATTCTCTCCGACACCGGCACGGACGGCGTTGTGCTGGCCGCGAATGCGATTACGGATGCAAAGGTTGCCGCCGGGGCCTTCGCTCCGGACGCCTTTGCGGAGGCCGTCTGTTGGATACCGCAGGAGATACAATTGTCGGAGGCGACGACGGTGCGCCGAGAAGTAGTGTATCGGCTCGGCACGGCGCAGGCACAGACCGTTATGGTGAGCAAAGCCGGTGCCGCCTTCGGTGCTGCAACCGGAACCGCCGCGCAACTCGACACCAACCTTTATAAGCTGACACTTGGCACGGGCGACGTCGATACGCTTGGTCCGCTGGTGATCAAGTCTTCCGGGACGACGGGCACCACCTGGGTTTGCGGCGTGCAGGTTGTGCAGCACGATCCCTATGAAGATGTCACGACCATTCGCCAAGCGCTGGCCGGCAAGACCGTTTCCGATACAAGCGACGGCACAATCAAAATCTATGCAGCTGACGGCGTGACGTTGCTCGTGACGCTGACGAAGACGACGACCGGGGACCAAACGACCTTCACGCCCAGTTAGGATTGATAGCATGGAGGGTTGTATCGGAGTTTGGGATACCGATTTTTTCAAGTTGGCCGAGGCCACCGGCATCATCGAAGGTTTCGACTTGTCGGCGCAGGGGGCGCAGGTCCATATTACCGCCGGGATAGGGTTCCTCGGCGGTTTTCGGCTGGAAGGCGACTACGAAGTGGACCTAACTGGCGAGGTCGGCTGGCTGGTGCTCGAAGCGGGGCCGTGGGGTATTCGGGCTGGGCGGTTGCTGGCAGGCGGCGGGCTCGAGTTATTCGCAGTCTGGTGCAACGGCACAACCCTGGGCGCGGCGCGAGACCTGCGGCGACGGTTGTGGGTGGTCGAAGCCTCCTATAGTCTGGACGGGCCGGGGGGAGGAACCGTTATCGCGGACCTGGGCGCACCAACTTTGATACGGCGCGTACAGGCGGCCCTCCTGCGGCACGATGATGCGGATACGCCCTACTGGCAGACAACCCTCGCCACGGTCTCCTACAACGCGCAGGAGACGCTCACGGGGCTATTGCGGGCGACGGTACGCTTTGAAAAGTTGGTGGACGGTACTGGGGCACTACTGATCGAGGGCTACGAAATGGCTTAGGAGGAAGGCTAATGCCGACGCTTACCAAACCGCTTTTGTTGCAGGTCCTGGCGAAGGCCCTGGCTGCCGACCCTACATTAACGGTGGAGAAGCTCAACGCACCGCAGGAGGTGGGTAGCAAAATTGGAACACTCACAGCAGCAGCGGCAATCCCGGTCCTTGCGCCGGAGGCGTTGCGAGCGATACTTGACCTTGCTGTGTCAGACACACCCGCAGCAGCCAATGCCGCGCGGGACGCCGCGATTGCGTGGCAGGAAAACCTCTCCCAAGGAGAAATCGCGCTGACGGAAGGGTCCCAGGGGCGCAAGGCCGTTGACGCCCTCGTTACCGGAAAGGTGTTGACGGAGGTTGAGCGGACAACGCTGATAGGGCTCGCGACCGAGAAGTTCTATGGCGCGACCCTTGGTGAGACGCTCGGTATCGGGCGCATCTATCCCGAAAATCTGGACCAGGCCCGTGCCTATGCGGCGAAGCAACAGGAGGTGACCGGCTAATGGCCCTCACTTTCACTCACACACTGAAAAGCGTTCTGAGTGGGCAGACAATCGGCAACGGTGCCTCGGTGACCTCCTCGGAACAGGACCTGGGCGACGACGCTATTGCGCAGCAGATATGGTTGCACTGGTCGGTGAGCGGGTACAACACGACACCGGCTGGGAATAAGCGAATGACGATCAAGCTCGCGGCGGTGGCGGCTACGGGCGCGACGGCGGAGACGGATTGCTGCCCGAGTTACGTTTTTACTACCGATGCCGACCAAGCATATTACGGGTGCGTGCCCGTGGCAAGCCTGCCGCGTTTTTTCGTCGTGAAGGCTATGAATGATACTACGCAGACGACGGACGTAGGCGGTTTTCACGCGACAATTGAGATGGTAGTGGAGACGGTGTAGGATGGCACTTCTTGGAGAACCGACAACTGCACCTGGTTCTGGGAGCCTGGTGGACCTGCAGCACCCGCTGGGGCACGGCTGCGTGGGTGCGTGGTGGCCGAACGCCACGATTGACGCCGGGCGCGGCCTGTGGATACCCGACCTCTCGGGGTACGGGCAGCATGCGCAGTTCGCGGGCAACCTGCCAACCTGGGCAGCGAGCCGGGGCAAGGCCTGGGGGGTGAACATCAGCTCCGATGCGGCACGGTGGCTCAAAATCCCCCTGGGGCCTGCCGCGAATCTGGGCACCGGGGACTACTCCGCGGTCATCGGTGTCACCACGGAGGGCACGGTAGGGGTCTGGCCGAACGCCATCGACTGCCGCACGAAGGGCGAGGCTACCTATGGTTGGAGCTACTGTCTGCACGGCGAAGGCAATCCAAGCGGCGCCTTCGTCGACTTTTGCGACGCAGACCGCCTGTACTATACCCTGAGCAATGATGGCGCTTCCGCCTATACCGCCGGGGCCTGGAATGTGCTCGCGATCACCTGCGACCGCGACGGTCTCGCGACCAGCTACAAGAATAGCGCAGTCCACGGCACCGCCGACATTTCCCCCGCTGCTGCACAAGTCGCGACACCCCAGAGTAACGGCTATCTGCGCATCGGCACGGACCTGAATGAGGGCGCGGGCAATCGGCTGGTTGGCATCTACGAGTTCGTGCTTATCTACAACCGCGCCCTCGCCCCCGAGGAGGTCGCCTGGCTCTACCGCGAACCCGCCGCCATGATGTGGATGCCGGGGCACAAGCGCACCTTCGTCCTCAGCGCAGGCGGCGGCGAGACACTGGCGGTAGAACACGCCGTCGCCCTCTATGCGAGTGAGACCTATAGCGCGACGCGGGGCTTGGAAGTCTCGGCTGCGGAGACCCTTGCCTTGACACGGGCGATGGAGGCCGTCGGACAGGAAGTCGCGACTCTAACCCGTGCGCTGGAACTATCAGCCAGCGAAACAGCGGCCCTCTCCCGCGCAATCGAAGCCTATGGGCTCGAAGCACTAATGGTCCTGCGGGCCGCAGAAGTCACGGGCCAAGACCTTCAAACGGTTACTCGGGCCATAGAAGCCTATGCCGAGGAAATTGCTACCCTCACGCGCGGTGTTGGTGCCTTCGGTACCGGCGGAGATACGGTAAATATCAATGTATCCGCGTGGGGCGCGGACCTTCAGAGCATTACCCGAGGCTTGGCAGTGGCTGCCGCACAATTGCTAACCGTCACGCGCGGCATTGAAGTTTCAGCGCAGGAAAGTGCTGAGCTAACACGTTCGCTCTCTGTATCTGGTGCGAATGCTGTGGCCATAACTCGGACCTTGGAGAGTTGGGGGCTGGGCGGGGTAGACGAATACACGGCGATACACGGCATTCTGGTTTGGGCAATATCGGTGTCGGTGGGCGTTAGGGATATTCTCCTCCTATCGGACCAGAGAGACACGATAAAAGCGAATGACACTCGCAACACCAGTAGTTTGCAGTGAGGGAGGTATCCCGTGGGCGGAACCACGATAACTGTCGACATTAACGACTTGCCGCTGGAATTGAATGCCGAAGTCATTCACGGCGACGCCTACCGGAAGCTATGGACCCTGCAGCGCCAGTCGAGCGCGGGCACGGCGGCGGTCTCCCTGACGAACGTGACTTGGGCCCTGATGGTTTATGATCAGCCTTCCGGCGGCACGGTGAAACTCAGCAAAACTGCGACGGCGGTCTGGACGGCTTCCGGCATATACGTGGATAGCGCGGCGAATGGGCAGTTTACGGTGTACCTGTTGAGCACGGACGTGCAAGGGCTCTGTGCCGGGAATTACTACTACGAGGTTACGGCCACATTCCCGGCTGGGCACGCGGACCTGCCTAGTATGATCAAAACATTACTCAAGGGCCAGTTAACAATCGTTGCTGGTATTGCATAACGGGAGGAAAAGGACTATGGCGAATGCATTGACATTGAGGGCCTATGTGAATACCGGCAGCGGTGCGGCCTGGCGTGATGTCGCAACCGGCGAAAAACTGCTCTTCCAAAAGTCCGGTGACTTCGCCTATGCGGCGACCGGGGCTATCACGGTTGGCGAGTACAACGGCGGCACGCACGTAATCAGTGCCGCGAACGAGGATATCTGCACGACCACGCACCAACCGAATCTCGAATACAGCACCGACACTGGGCATTACAAGCTCAACGGCGGTTCCGAGACGGCCTTGGATGCTACGCACCCCGCCACCACGGAGTGCCTGAACATCCACGTGACTTGCAGTCCGAACGCTGCACTCACGGCGGCAAGCGTCTTCGTGTATGGCACAGGCGAGGCGGAGGCGCCTGCCGGGCTAACCATTTATGGTGTGCTACAAGGCGCGGTAAGTCCCGTCTGGGCGTCGGTGGCAGGAAGTGCCGCTGCGCTTAATCTTGGTACCGCCACCTCCGCCGCAACCCATGACAAGTATTTTGGGCTGACCTTGACGCCGACGGCGAATGGATCACTTACCGGGACTCTTAAAGCATCTGTTACGGTGGTGTAGGTAATGCCCGCCGATGATCAGTGGGAAGCACGGCTCGAGGACGGCACGCTCATAACCGAGAACGATATCAGGGCCCAGACGGATGGGCGGTCGGCTTGGATTCAATTCTGCAGCATGTGCAGGAAGCGCAGCCTAATAATTGCGGAGGTATCCGCGACGTTAGGACCACGGCGTATTACTGTCGAAGCGCAAGGGCAACCCGTCTGCACGGGGCAAGCCTTCGAGTTGCTCTTTGATTTCGGCTCCGGCAAGAAGGCACAGACACGATACCGCTGGGTGGTGAGGGAGGCACCCGAACACTGGGAATGGAGTATCACCGACGGTCGCCAGGTCTGGCAGGTCACTACCACCGCCGGAAGCAGCGGGTACGAAGAAATGCCGTCGCCGCGCGAGTTTGCCTATCGCAACGAGCAGGATTAACACCGGGATGAATTAACGATTAGGTCGCAGGTTTTGGGAGATTTTGATGGCAGATAACGCATGGAATTCGGGACCGAACCCGGCCTATACAAATGGGAGTGGTAAATGCCCGATGGGGGCAGCGCATGATGTATCCCTGTACGAATTAGGGAGGCGGGTGGGGCTTGTGGAATCGGGGCAGCGCGAGCTAGACAACAAACTCAGCGAGATCATAGCAGGAGTGCGTGCCTTGACGGAACACAAGGAGGAACGCAAGGCGCAACTCACTGCCGGTACTGCCATCTTAGTCGCCCTTATCGCAGCCCTAGCTACGGTCGGGGCGCAATTCCTTTCAGCGATATTTACCCACTAAGGAGGAACCCGCGTGGAACGATTCCTGGATGTTTTGCAATACCCGGAGGCCGTGGCACTTGTGGCTACAGGTATCGGTTGGCTCGTCGTCGTGATTGCCCGGTGGCGACGCGGTGCCCTGACGGAAAGCGATGCCGACAAGCTCCACGATCATACCGTCGCGCAGGCGACTGCCGCCCTCGTGTACGCGGTGCCAATGATAGCGGCTGCCTTAGCCTCGAGCACGGAACCGGACTGGGTGCGAATTATCCTGGGTGCTGTGATGGCCGCTATCGGCCCCTCCGGCGTAGCAGAAGCGATCAAGGCCCAGAAGCGACGCACGAAGATCAAGGGAGGAGAAGAAGCATGAGACAGGTAACCACGGCCCTTGCACTGGTGCTGCTATTCCTTATCGCGCAAGGGGTGCAGGCGGACGTCTGGACGGCAGGAACCACCGAATACGATTGGAGCGGCTTCGGCACTCTCGAGGCGGTCGCCCTCAAACCCTTCGCCCCGACTACCCTGGACCTGGGCGCAGGGGTCGATCTGCAGCTTACCACGATCCCGGCGAACTGGTGGCTCGTGGGCGGAAGGAAGGTCTTCGCGACGGGGGCGATGCTGCTTTCCGGCGATGTCGCCTGGGGCGGCTGCATATCCCTGCAGCCCGCCGCTATCGATGATAGTTTCCGCCTCGGTATACTCTATAATGCTGATACTGGGGCGCAAGCCTTTCTGGGTAAGTCCTTCGCCTTTAACTGGTAGGAGGTACGGCGGTGAACTTGAACGGACTTATCGATAGGTTCATGCTGTGGCGGCGCTTCGGCTTGGCGGTTGCCGCCGTAATTATGGTTGCCGCGCTTACGGTGTGCGTGGTCGTGGTGCAAAACATCCCCGACAAGTTGCTTGCCTCCGGTGCCTCCGCCCTAGTCGGGTACTCCGCTGGTATCTGGTTCGCGGGCTTCATTCGCCGTCACAGCCGCCCATAAGTTGCGGTTATCGGGCACCTGCGCGTTTCGGGGTGCCCATTCCCCATTTTTCCCCCAAAAAAAATCTTTCAATAGGCCCGCTTTTTTTTTCGAAACCCCTTGACTCTCAGCGGGGGAATAGCTATAATAATAGCATAGTAAAGCAGCCGAGCCAGACAACATAGGGGCCACGGCCCCACGGAGGGAACAAAATGACCACCGAGCAGAAAGTCCAGATCCTCGCAGTGATCACCACCAACGACGAAGCCGGAGCGCACTTCACCGCCGTTTATGTGGAAGACAATCTGATTGCGCTTGAAGAGGAGGGCCTCATTGAGATCAGCCGCCCGGTGCACGAGGCAACCGGGGTTGATTACAGTCAGGAACACTGGACAGTAGCCGTAACGCAGGACGGGGCCGACCTGGTTGAGGCGCACCCCGAGTACTGCCCGGAGTAGCACCAGCCGGAGCCTGCCTGACCCGGCCTGCAGCCTCCCGGTGAGAGGCTGCTGAGCGGGCCAGACATTACAGGGGCCATGAGCCCCACGGAGGGGAATATGATGACTACCGAATTCCAGCAGTGGCTTAGGCAGAAAGACGCTTGCGATGAGGGAGTGGGCTGGGCGGCGGGTCTCACGCCCGAGCAGGCGTGGGCGACCTGCCAGAAGTCCGACTGGATGCTATGGGGGTTGAAGCGGATCGGCTACGCCGACGACCGCACACTGCTCCTGTTCGCCTGCTGGTGCGTCCGGCAGGTCTGGGACAAGCTGACGGACCCCCGGAGCCGGGCCGCCGTGGAGACCGCCGAGCGGTATGCGCGGGGAGAGGCAACGGAGAAAGAATTGGCAGCGGCCTACGCCGCCGCCTACGACGCCGCCGCCTACGCCTCCGCCGACGCCTCCGCCGCTACCGCCGCCTCCTCCGACGCCGCCTACACCGTGGATGCCGACTACGCTGCCTACGCCGCCGCCGCCCAC